ATGAAAAAATTACTGCGTCTTTTTTTCCCGCTCTCACTGCGGGTACGTTTTCTGTTGGCAACGGCTGCGGTAGTACTGGTGCTTTCGCTTGCCTACGGAATGGTCGCGCTGATCGGTTATAGCGTCAGTTTCGATAAAACTACGTTTCGGCTGTTACGTGGCGAGAGCAATCTGTTCTATACCCTTGCGAAGTGGGAAAACAATAAGTTGCATGTCGAGTTACCCGAAAATATCGACAAGCAAAGCCCCACCATGACGCTAATTTATGATGAGAACGGGCAGCTTTTATGGGCGCAACGTGACGTGCCCTGGCTGATGAAGATGATCCAGCCTGACTGGCTGAAATCGAATGGTTTTCATGAAATTGAAGCGGATGTTAACGATACCAGCCTCTTGCTGAGTGGAGATCATTCGATACAGCAACAGTTGCAGGAAGTGCGGGAAGATGATGACGACGCGGAGATGACCCACTCGGTGGCAGTAAACGTCTACCCGGCAACATCGCGGATGCCAAAATTAACCATTGTGGTGGTGGATACCATTCCGGTGGAGCTAAAAAGTTCCTATATGGTCTGGAGCTGGTTTATCTATGTGCTCTCAGCCAATCTGCTGTTAGTGATCCCGCTGCTGTGGGTCGCCGCCTGGTGGAGTTTACGCCCCATCGAAGCCCTGGCAAAAGAAGTCCGCGAACTGGAAGAACATAACCGCGAATTGCTCAATCCAGCCACAACGCGAGAACTGACCAGTCTGGTACGAAACCTGAACCGATTGTTAAAAAGTGAACGCGAACGTTACGACAAATACCGTACGACGCTCACCGACCTGACCCATAGTCTGAAAACGCCACTGGCGGTGCTGCAAAGTACGCTGCGTTCTCTGCGTAGTGAAAAGATGAGCGTCAGTGATGCTGAGCCGGTAATGCTGGAGCAAATCAGCCGCATTTCACAGCAAATTGGCTACTACCTGCATCGTGCCAGTATGCGCGGCGGGACATTGCTCAGCCGCGAGCTGCATCCGGTCGCCCCACTGCTGGACAATCTCACCTCAGCGCTGAACAAAGTGTATCAACGCAAAGGGGTCAATATCTCTCTCGATATTTCGCCAGAGATCAGCTTTGTCGGTGAGCAGAACGATTTTGTCGAGGTGATGGGCAACGTGCTGGATAATGCCTGTAAATATTGCCTCGAGTTTGTCGAAATTTCTGCAAGGCAAACCGACGAGCATCTCTATATTGTGGTCGAGGATGATGGCCCCGGTATTCCATTAAGCAAGCGAGAGGTCATTTTCGACCGTGGTCAACGGGTTGATACTTTACGCCCTGGGCAAGGTGTAGGGCTGGCGGTAGCCCGCGAAATCACCGAGCAATATGAGGGTAAAATCGTCGCCGGAGAGAGCATGCTGGGCGGTGCGCGGATGGAGGTGATTTTTGGTCGCCAGCATTCTGCGCCGAAAGATGAATAAATATGTCCTTTTATCACTACACCAGGTCAAGCCATTGATTTAATTAAACAATTATCATTGAAAAAGTGCCAAAAATCGCAAATTGACTACACCATTAACTACACCGTTCGGTGCACTGTATGAAACAACGTGGAACAAATAGACACAAGAAATATACAGGCGGGTAATCTTTCCAGGGGGAAGCGCACCAATTCATGAGGGGCGTTAATGTCGATATGGGGATCCCCATAACGGGGCTACCGGATTTTTTTTCCGGTTAACCTTTAATCAGGCTGGTGGGTTTTACATACCCTTGATCACCGTAATGATGATCCAGATGTGCACCTTTTCCACCAATGGCGGAAAAGCTCCAACCGTAACGATGATCGCTATGGTTGCCTCGATGGTCTGCGTGGTCATTATGACCATTCAGCCAGTGACCTTAATCAGAATTTTTCGCTAAAAAATGACGTTGGCCACGTCATCCGGAAAGCACAAAATCACGTCGATTTTTAATGAACGGTTAAACCGTCTTTTTGTCACGGTGTGTCACTGGTTGTCACTCTCCGTCACGATTGAGGTGGTGCTCATTCTGCCCGACCGCGCATTTTTGCGCTATCGGGAATATAAAACAGTTACCGCGCCGACTTCCTCAAATTGAGGTTTCCGAAAATATCAACTAGTTAACGATAAACTGGCGAGTAATTAAACTACGAAAATTTCGTAGTTTGTGAATATATTCCGGCCTGCTGGTTAACAGTCCTCAGATGTGAGGGATGTAGCCAGCGCAATTTTGCGTTATCGGGAATATCAAACAGTTACCGCCGTCAGCTACCCAGCTCAGAATTGAGCCGCCTTTTAATCAACAAGTTACCGCCGTAACCGCTCCGGCTTCTTCCAGTGGTACGTGATTTTCTCCTTCTCCCGATACAGTTCAACGCGGCGATTGTAGGCCAGCATTTCCAGAACGCGGATCCGTATGTCGCGCATATCCGCATCATTAAGCTGGATACCATCACGGCGCATCACCTCAGCAACAACACGCGCATAATTTTCGGCTGTCACGCTGTCCGGCTGCGTGGTCTGTTCGTCAGCCTGCTGGCTGATTCCAGAGACGCGGCGGATTAATCGCAGTATTTCGGCTTCTGTCATGCTGCTGACCTCATTACACCCCGCTAAATTCTTCCAGTTTCTGGCGGTGGCTGTCGCTTATATCAAAAGCAAAATCCTCATGCTCTGCCTGGAATGTACCAAACGCCATCAGCGCCGCTACGCTCGGGTCTATCTTGTTCGGTGATTTTTTCTTGTTCGGCTTGATATTGGCGTTCGCGTCACTCTGCATCACGACGTTACTCATCGACCAGGACAACACCGGATCGCCACGATGCACAATCACCCTGCGGTTAACAAAAACTTCGAACGATTTCGCCGCCGGACTGAATCTGAGGTAGGTTTGCGGGAACGGCTCCACCTCAAAACCAGCCCCCTGTAATTGCGTCCTGAGATGCGTGGCGTTCCACGTATCAAAGCCCACCAGCCTGATATTAAATTTCTCCGCATCCTGCATGATGTCATCTCTGATCCGGTCGTAATCAATGCAGTCACCTGGCGTTGTGCGTATCCAGCCCGCTTTAGCCCACTGGCGATAGACAGCGCGGTTTTTATTGGCGGGGTTCTGTAGCTGGAACTCCGGCAGATAATGACGGGAAACCAGCATGATATTTTTACCGACCGGAAAGGCATAGCACACGCTGGAAATATCGCTGGTTGATGATAAGTCCAGCCCCGCGTAACACTCCTGCCCGTGTAAATCTTCCTCCGTGAACGTTCCGGCACACTCAGCCCATGCGCCGTTACCCATCCACGGGGTAGCCCCCTGGCACCAGATATTAAATCGCTTTGTCATCATCTCCACCCATTGCGACGGAATACCCCGCGCTTTCTGGATGGTTGAGGCCAGTTTTTCACGATCCACGGAAACATCGATGTTAGGGTTAGCCTTTATCCACATCGCCGGATCATCAACCTCGTTTTCGTCGTCCAGCTCGTAAATCAGCACAAAAATTGAATCGTTGACCTCTTCGCCGTCCAGGATCTGGCAGCAATAATCATAGTGCTGCTTACAGGCTGAAACGACGTTACTGCCCGATGTGGTAATGGCAAATAACAGCCCTTCGGGACGTGCGCCCATCCCCAGCTCAAGCGCGGAATAAACGCCGTTATCGGGGTGTAGGTGGTATTCGTCCACGATGGAAAGGCTTGGGTTTGTGCCCTCGATGGTTGCCGCTTTTGCTGCCAGCGGCTTTAACAGGCTGTTGCTTTTCGGGTGCATCACCTTGTGGGCCTGAATATTCACCCGCCTGCGTAACGGTCGGGATAAAAGGCACATCTGACGCGCATCATCAAAAACGATCCGCGCCTGGTCACGGCTCACCGCTGCGGTGTAAATATCCTGCTGCCCGTTCTCCATAATCAGAAACCAGTTAGCCAGAATCGCGGCGGTCGTGGATTTCGCATTTTTGCGCGGCACTTCGATAAAGGCGCTCGTGTATTTGCGCCGTCCGGTGGCCTTAACCTTAAAGCCGAGGATGCACGCAAAGGCGAACTGCTGCCACGGCTCCAGCTCAATGGATCTGCCACGCATCGGCCCTTTTACGTGCGGGCACACCCTGGAAAAGGCAATAAACCGCTCCACAACCTCACGATCGAACGTGTAAAGGGGGCTTTCAAGGTCCGAAAAGTACCGTTTAACGGCCTGTTTCAGCCGTTTACAGGCCGGAATTTTGCCCGTTTTTACGTCTTCTGCGTACTTATTCCAGGCGGTCAAGCTCGTCCTCTTCTTCTGTTTCCGGTGGATTTTTACGGCGGCTTATCGGGTCAAAACCGAGCAAAGAGGCCATTTTTATCATCACTCTTTCAGCGTCGGATTTTGCGCTTAATGCGGGGTTTCTGCTCTCACCGCCCTGACTGTTAACAATGCTGAACCCGCGCGCCGCAAGGTCTGCAACGGCTTTCCGGTAAATGGAGTAGTTGACACAATACAGTTCCAGATTGCTCCAGTCGGCGGGGGTCAGGTCTCCCCGTTCCGCAAGCTGCCTAGATTTTTCCCGCCACTGCTTCACGGCGATATCATCCAGGTAGGCGGGGGCTTTCGGTGGTCTTGACATGCTTATTTTTTCGCCAGATTATTTTTCAAAAAATTCCCGTGCATAAAAATTTGAGGAGGCGTTCGGTGCCCGGCGGGGTCGGGTTTGTCCTGAAAACGCCCCCCACCCCGTCATACAGCCTCATCAGCGATTGCGGAAACATTCCATAACCTCGCGGTCACGGTCGGTTAATCGCTTCGCTGTGATGCGTTCTGCGCGTCCTGACGCTTTATCTTTATGCCCTGTTTCCTGTGTCTTCCATGCGTCACGCTGCCTTATAAGTCCACGGATAAGGCGGTTTTGTTCCCGCTCATTCATCAGCGTCATACATCCAGTTATTGCGGTTAGCGGCCCGTTCTTCCTCTTCACGAAATCCACCTGCGGCACGCTTGCTTTTTGTTGCCGGATCAAGCCATTTCGTTTTCTGGTTATGACACGCCTGGCACAATGGTTGATGGTTCCATTCGGGCCAGAAGAGAACATCATCACCGCCATTAATCGGGATAATGTGATCCACCACCACGGCGGGCGTATATATCCCCTTCTCAAGGCATCGCACGCATAACGGGTTTTTACTCAGATACATGGCGCGGTATTTGTCCCACTGTCTGGAATATCCACGCGCGCGGCGGTGTCCTCGTCTGGCATCCTCTGCACGCCATGCTGCCCGCCTGTGCTCCTCACACTTGCCGGATTTAACGCGCCTGTTACAGCCTGGTTCTGTGCATCGTCTTAATGGTTGCCACGGCATCAGTACACCCCCACATCACGGTAAGCCGTCCAGAGTGCGCCAATCGTCATGGGTACGCGTGTTTTTGCGTTATCCGCGACAATCTGGCGATTCTCATACAGGTGAGCGATAAACATCATGCAGCCAATCTTTATGGCTGGCGTGAACTCCAGCCCGTCATCAAAGCGCCTGCCTATGTGTATCTGGCACGCCTCAAGCGATGCGGCAATGTATCCGCTGATTAACTGGTCTTCCTCGTCTCCATCGATACGGCAATGGAGTTTCACTTCTTCCAGGGTGATAAGTTCTTCTGTCATTTTTCCGCGCCCTCACGACAAAGAATTTCAAGGCGTGTCCTGGCGACATCCGGCAACGGCTGCCCGATGATATTCAGTACACGCCCCGCCAGCGGCCCCGTACTGACCTTTATCCGGCTGGTGGCGTTGATGTCCTTCCGGTACCGTATCCAGATCCTTACGGTACCAATCGCCAGCTCTGCGCCCGATGAAATGGCCTCCTTGCTGCTGATCATGTTCACGCTTGCCCAGAGTGTGTGACCGTCCTCCCACGTTTCGAGTATTTCGCCCGTCATGGCTCTGGTCTGTTTCAGGGTCTGAATCGTTATCCTGTCACGCAGTCGCCCTATGTTCATTCCGGTTTTTCTCCCTCGCTGATTTTTACTTCCTGTTTCCATGCCTGACTGAACTCATCACCACCATCACGCGGTGACAGTCCTTCACGTTCGCGGGCTTCGTTCGGGCACATAACGCCGGATTTGATGCCGCGCTCATAGGTGGCAAAGCGTTCGCCAGGTGTGGCCCGTAACAGGTCCGCGCTGTCAAACTCCACCTGATACCGGATACCAGGTACAGGCGAGGCCACCAGCAGGGCGTTTTTTATCTGCTGCTCAAAGTTCGCCAGCCACGGGCGCATCGTCATGGTGAGAAATGCGCGGCTTGCCTCGCTGAAATTGCTGTAGGTGCTGTTGCTGTATTCCTGCAAAAAAATCGGCGAGACGTTGAACATTCGGGCGATGTCTTCAATGGTAAAGCGACGGGAGGCCAGCCATTCAGCATCCTGATTACTCATGCCCAGCTGCTGATAGCTCATCCCCCCTTCAAGGATGGGCGTTTTTCCGGCGTTTCTGGCCCCTTTGTAGCGTTCCAGTGCGGCTAATGCCTGTTTGCCCTTCACGCCGTCCAGCCATTCGCCTGACGTGATAACCCCTGCCGCCATCATGCCATCACGCATCACGCTCGCGCCGTGGCGTTGTTGGGCCAGCCCAAGCCCCAGCGATTCGCGGCAGATGGTTACAGGTGAGCGCCCCATAAAGCCGTCATCCGTGGAGTAACGAAGGTGAAGTACTTCCCACGGTAAATAGTTGTGGGTGTTTCCGGTGTAGGCGTCAGTGATGCAATAGCGCCAGTTGTGTTCGCCTGTCTGCTCCACGTTCACCGACTGCGGCGGGTAAGGATGTAAAGCCGCCGGAAAACCATCACGCCCCCACTGAATAACCGCATAAGCATTACCGTTTAACAGGCAGTGGCGGATCATCATTCGCTTAAACTGGTAGGGGGTTTGCCATGCGTTCGGGCGCTCGTTGAGGATGTGATCGACCGGATGAGAATCAAGCCACTCGCGGGCCTCCTTCCCCTTCTCATTGCGTACCAGGTACAGGTAGCATGGCATAGTAGCCACCGCCTCAGAGATGACCGTAACGGCGTTCATGACGGCAGGCAGTGATTCCGCTGTCCCCGATGATACGTATTCACCCGCCCCCGTGTTCGATGTGCCAGCCAGCGCCATAAATTCATCAAGCGTCATGCTGCGCTGCTCTTTTTTTCTTCTGAAAGGCCACATATCACACCCCCGCTAAATCCACCCACCAGCGGCGATTATCCGCACGCGGCATTTTTTCGGGGTGCTGCTCATACAGGGAACGGCGGGCCAGCTCCACGCCGGAATCGGGGTAAGCCGGTACCGATGTAACGGTAATTTCGTACAGTTCCGCCACCAGCACGGTGCGCACGCATGGATCTGTTGTGGTATCCCATACATCCTTACGGGAGCGAAAGCCAAAGCTCATGCCGGATATATCACCACGTTTAACCAGTTCGATAACGTCGCGCCCTGTACTGGTATCCGGTGGGGTCAGTTCAAAGCGTAACCCTGTTTCATCCTCTTCCAGTTTCAGCGTGCCGGAACGGGTGCGCCCCAGTAACATACTGTGGTCATGCTCATACAGGCCGCGAACGTCATTACCCGCCGCAAGCCATTCAGTAAACGCCCCCCGCTGGAATTTTTCGTAAAACTCACCCCATAACAGTTCTGAAAGCTTATCCCAGCGAACAACGTAGCCTGTAAGCGTGTTGCTGCCGCTGGTGGTGATTTCCGATGACCGGATTTCCATACTCTTCATAATTTTTTCACCCATAAAACACTAAAGGGGCTTTTAAGCCCCTTCTGTATGCTGTTAATCGTCGTCCTGTGGCAGTTCCAGAATCTTGATCGCGTTCGAATCCACCACGCCACCGCCTAAATATTTCTGCGTGAAAATTTTGATGAAGCCCGGCTCTGTGAGGTTGTCCGGTCTGGTGCGAACACCTGTTTCGTGATCAACAATGTAGTAACCGCGTTTGAAGTCACCCAGGGCAATAACGTTATCAGGCATAAACTCCAGATATTCGACCGGAAGGCCCAGCAACGTATCAGGATCACCCGCCTGTAAACGGTCACGCCAGATGTAATCACCGTTCGCGTTCTTCACCTTCTGGAGTTTTGCCGCCGTCGTGGAGTTAACCACCCAGACCGCGTTTTTGCGGTATTTTTTACGTAATGCAAATTTCAGGTCGATCAGCGGGTCCGCAGATGTCCACGCCAGAGATTCGGAAGGTTTAATTACCTGCAACGTACCAAAATCACGCTCTTTGTCGTTCTTCTCTGCACGGGGTACGGATAAAAAACCTTTTGCTTTTTTGTCACCGTCGCCCACAACCAGATCGCTTTCTTCGGTTTCCGTGAAGGTGTCGCCAATCTCACCCGTCAGCCATGAAAGGATGTCCACATCGGAAAAATCCACGATTTCCTGTGTGGTGCGCGGGTACGCATAGACCGGATACAGCTTAATGCTCACCTCGTTAATCTGCGGGGTGCTGGTCTGTTCGCGTGCCTTACCCTCTTCACCGTGGTTAACGGTCGCACCGCCAGCGGAAACAAGCTGCTTAAACTCGTTGCTGCTGATTTTTTTCACGGTACAGATGCGGCGCATGGTGGACTCATCCGCCAGCATTCGCATGATTTCGGTGTTCAGTTCGGGGATAACGGTATAACCACCATCAGCGGGAACGCCTGTACTTAATGCGCGGGTTTCACCTGTCAGAATGTAGCTGCGTAGTTCTGCGGGGTCAGTGGTCTGGCTGCTTTTACCTGGCTTGCTGCGCTCTTCGTCTGCAATGGCTTCAAGGCGGGAAATGTCTTTATCGAGGGATTCAGCTTTAGCGCGTAATTCGTCAAATTTTGCGCCCTCAGCATCGTTAAGACTGCGGTTTTCTTTTTCCGCGTTCTCCAGCATGTCGCGCATCTGATTTTTAATGGCGGTTTTCTGCTGGCGTAATTCGATTATTCTCGGCATAAAAAAAGTCCTGGGGTTAAGTAAGGAACTCCAGGACGCGGCAAAAACTCAACCGTTTTTCATAAGGGAATCAGCAATCGCACCGATCGTTTTCCCGCCTGGTAATGAATATTGGCGAGCACATTAACAGGCGGGAAAGTGGCCCCAGCGTCCTGGCACCACGGGCGAGAATAATCATGATTCAGTTCGGGTAAAATATGCCGATCCGCTCAGTGAACAACGTGGAACAACCACGAACAAATAATTTACAAAAAATAACAAAAAGCCGGATTGCTCCGGCTGTATGGGTGCTCAGTCCCTGATCCCTTTCAGAAATTCTATCAATGCATCTGTCTGTTCAGGATTTACCGCCAGCATTTCACCGGATAGCGCGCAACGAACAAAACCATGATGATCCTTTTCAATCAGCGCCCCCGTTTCCAGGAATGCGCGGTAATCAGTGATGTTCATCGTCTCCATGTTGTCAGCATGGTATTTATCACGCTGTTTTAATATCTCATCAAATTTCGTCGGCATTGTTTTTTCCTCTGTTGTGTCTGTTTGTTTCAGATAGTAACTATGCCGGACCGTGACGAAAAGCCAGTAGTGCGCCATACCATTTCAAATGACGCAAAAAAAGCCGGATTGCTCCGGCTGCGTGGTGTGGTTCTGATATTCCTACTCAGCTAATTTGCTCAGCCCCATGTCTGCATAAGTGCGATTTACTGCATTTCTCAGGTCTGCGTAGTTCTCCGTTGGCGGCTCCGGTGGCCTCTGTGCCTTCCTGGAACATTCCAGCCGTCGCATCGTAACCTGATGCCGTTCCTTGTCTGTCTCCACCAGTTGCATGACTTCACCCCATCGCGCCGACGCCCTCCGGTAAAAGCCTTTTGCCTCGAGTTCCTCCGCTATGCGGTCATGTACCATCGTCACCCCCTCAGAACGGAATACCGTCACCGTAAGGGTCATCGCCTCCCGCTGGTGGCTGATTACCCTGTGTGCCTGTGGTTTTGCGTCTGTTCCCGCCTGGACGTGCCGCGCGGGCACTGATTACGCTGTCTGCAATAACCTGATACCCCTGCCGTGTTTCCCCGTTCTGTCCGGTCCACTGGCTGATCTGCATGTTACCCGCCACGGTCAGGAGTTCACCTTTGCGGTGCCTTGCCAGTGCTTCGGCCTGTCTGCCAAATGCCAGGACGGATAACCACATCGTCACCGTTCCGTCATCTGCCTGGCTGCACGGAAGGGGGACCGCCATACTCGCCATCGTCATTTGTGTACCCTTGCTGGTGGTCTTTAACTGCGGGTCAGCCACCAGCCGCCCGTAAGCTGCAATTTGTGCTGTCATATTGCCACCTCAGTGAAGCGATCCGGCGTTGTTCTTTTTCATCTTTTTCATCTCTTCCATCATTTTTTCAGTGAGCATTACGCACTGAAAACCCATTTTTTTGATGTCTACGGGTTTCATGCCTTTGTCAGTGGATATCACAGGCAGAATATCCTGATACACATCGCGGTCAGGGTAACTAAGCACACAAAGCGCCCATGATGCCACGGGTGAGGATCCTTCGTCTGTTTCAACCCACCAGCCTGGTGTAGCTGCGCTTATTTGCAGAATCGTGATCCGTCCGTTGTGCTTGTAAAATTTTTCACCAAATTTTGGTTCGCTCATGATTCCACCTCTCCGGTTTTAACGTTGATGGTTGTTACCTGTTCCGCTTCGGCAATCTCCCGTTCTGTCAGCGTGGCAAAGTTTGCCGCCGCTGTGGTCATGAATGCGCTTATCAGGTCGGGATGTTCCTTCGCGTATCCTTCCCCCGCGTGGCGGTCTATCGTTCTGATTGCCACCTTTAAAGCGTGCTCTGTCATGTCTAACGCTTTATATTTTGGCGCTGTTCTGTCTCTGCGCATTTTGGTTATCTCCTCACTCGCGCTCACTTTTACGCCTCACTTTTTAACGCGTCTCACTTCGTCTCGCTTGAGATTTTCGTGTTTTATATGTGCATGTTTCATAAGCATTTTTTTACTCCTCACTTTTGAGCATGTATACAGGTGAGAAAGTGAGCAATCGTGTTAATATTTTGTAAAAACCTCACCATTACTCACTTTTGCTACTCACTTTTTACAGTGGTCCTACATCATCACCATCAATGTAAATCACGGCGTCTTTTTCCAGTTTGGCTAACCATCGCCGCATATTTTTCACGTCATACCCAAGCCGTTTCATGTCATCACGTAACAGCGGGATCGTGCACTTGTCGCCGTTCTGTGTGCGTGAACGGATGCACCCCCATAGTGCGGTATGGTTTTCCGTCTTGTTGCCTGCCTCCTCGATGCGCTCCAGTTCAACGGGAGGGCGCGGCTTATCCACCACCACCAGCGACGTGATTAACTCCCCGTCAGCGTCGGTAAAAAGCTCCACCACCCGCAAATCATAGGCAGCCTCTTTGAGTTCCTCCGCGTCCTTCATTTTGGTGCATGAGATAACCAGCGCTTCGCTTCCTGCGTCCTCCCTGCGTATCCGGTATTCAGCATCCAGCGAAGCACGAAATGCACTGGAACCGCGCGCGCCTTTCGTCTCATCCTTGCCGGAATGGTGAACCACCAGCACCGTGGCCCCTGTGCGCCGTTTAAGCTCGTCACACCCACGGATAAACGCCCCCATATCACGGGAATCATTTTCATCATTCCCACCAAAGCAACGCGCCAGCGTATCCAGAATAATCATGCGTACAGGTTTACCCGTTTCCCGCTCCACCTGACGGGCAGCGATAACCATTTCATCAACATCAAGCGGGACCGCCGGAAAGATGGGACGGTTTACCAGATACAGATTTTTCACCTGCTCACCGTGCACAACCTCCCAGGCTTTTACACGACGCGGAACGCCGATACCGCCTTCACCAACCACATAGAGAACAGCGCCATGCGCCACCCTGCGGCCTCCCCACTGGCGGCCCGTGGAAACGTGACACGCCCACGATCCGGCAAGGAATGATTTATAGGAACCGCTCGCCCCGTATATGCTGCAAAGCGACGATGCCGGAATAATCCCCTTTACCACGTAATCAAGCTGTGTGTCGTATCCGGTAGATCCAACGCTCATCGGTAGCGTGGTTTTTCGCTGGGGGATTTTTTTCATGACCAGGCTTTCCCCGCGTTCCCATGCCTCCCTAAGCCGTGGAAGCTGGTCGCTCCATTCCTCCAGCAATTCGAAATTTTCAGAAAGTAGCCGCGCCTCCTGGACTCCGGCGATCGCCAGTTTCGTGGCGATGGTTAACAGCTGCGGCTCTTCAATATTTCCGGCGCGTATCACCGTCGCCCTGTATCGCCCATCATCAACAATCTGGAGGTTATCCAGTTCGCTTAACTGATAACGCCCCAGATAAACGGGAGGGACTGGATCTCCTGCTTTTTTTGCCTGTGCAATGATGTAATGCTCTGCGAATGAATGAGCATCAATACCCGCAAAAATAATCGCATCGGTGTATTTATCTTTCGGTAATCGTTTTACGTTCGGTGCCAGTTTCATTTTTTACCCCTGAATCCGTTAATCATGGTTTTCAGCTTCTGGATGTTTGCCCGTGCCCTGGCGTTGCTGGTGGGCACGTTATGCGGCGCGGTCTGTACCAGAGAAAAATCACGCCGGAACTGATAAACAGGCATCACGCAATCATATTCGTAACCTTCACGGCGGTAAGTTACGCACCGTCCCGCCACGCCCTTAATCATTACCGTGCCGCCGTACTGGTCGCGGTAAATATCACCGCGCGTAAATTTAGGGTGAGTGTTGCCACTGGCAGTTAAGCCAGAATATTTAAGTTTCATTATTTTTATTCTCCGGTGTGCTGTTCGTTATATCTGTCGTGCAATGTCTCTATTTCCTGCAACTCATTTATTACAGGCTCAAGAAGCGTTATTAATGATGTAATAATCCGCGTTTTTTTTGCATTACGTTCATTATCGCCAAAGGATTCAAGGCACATCCGCAATATTTCCATCATATTTTCACTGTGAGAAAGTGCAAGAAATACGCGATCTGTTGTTTCGTGGTAAATATCACGCATGGCTTACATCCTCAGGAAATTTTCTTCTGTAACGAGCCTCTGCCACATATTCCGCATAATCGGCGGCGATATTCAGTACATCAAGCCCCGTTGATTTATATTCTCTCGTGGAAAGTAAGAAAAAAGCCGCTCTAATAAGTTCTGGCATTGACGAAAGCGCATCAGCCGCATCATCAGGAACGCCGGAAAATTCTTGTTTCAGGGAATTAAAACGATCATCACGCATAACCCCCCCCATTTTCACAATCAGCAACAAGAATATTTTTAGCGTCATTCAGTGACCGCATTGCGGTGTATCGGATACATTCCATAGCGAATAGTGTGTATTCTTCCCTTTCTTCCTTTTGTGCAAGCTCTGCTGTGCATTCAATATCAATAAGCGCGTGCATCAGCGTAGTGAGTGCGGCAGCTGCTGCGTCCGGTGTGGTTTTATTGCACATGGTGTACCCCTCCGCATTTTTTTTCGTTAGAAATAAGCGTTCTTCTTTCCTGTTCATCGCTCAGGAATACGCAGACCTCACCGCTAAGGCGTTTAAGTAAGCCGATGATTGCCCCTGATTCGCTGTCGGTCATCATGCTAGGGTAATCCTCTACCAGTGCGCAAATAACTTCGATTTGGTGGGCGCGTTCTGCTGCCTGTTGTAGTGTGATTTCCTGGCTCATAAGCCTACCCCCTGGCGAATACGGGCGGCGAATACAGCAACACAACCGGACGGGCAACGGCTACGCGCTTCGCGTTCCGTCCAGGCGGTTACGTGGATGATTTGATGTTCTGACGCGCCAAAGATGATAAAGCGCCAGAGAAAGGCGGTTTGAGAATGTACAAGGGTAGGGATAGTAGCCATGTTGGCAGCCTCCTCAGTGTGGTTAAGATAACCGCCACCGGAAACGCCAATTTCGCTGGTGGCGGACTGTACAGGGTTGGCGTAACCGGACACTGAAGAAACCGGCGCGGATTGCTCCGCCCCCGTACAGCCCACCATTGATAAGGTGTGACTATGCGGCACAAAAAAACACGCGGGGCGCGTGTTATGCGCTTCAGTTTTGCCCAGGACGCCAATCCCGGCACCCGTTTTATGAGGTGCGCGGGAATCATAGCTATTTTCGACACTGGCGATCAACTGGTTTTTTTCTCCGATATTCAGTGCCAGAAAACGCCACACAAAGGCAGTTTGTGTGTGTACAAGGTGTGGTATATGATTTACAGCAACCATAACGGCTCCTAGTTTACGTTGTTGGTTAGAAGCCCCGTATGTGTTCCAGCACTGCGGGGTTTCGTCTTTTCTGTACCTTGCATTAACAAGGTGTAAGACACAATGTAAAATAACGGTGTCTTACACGTCAACCCTTCAAAATATTTTTTTTTCGTGTATATTGTCTTACACCAAAAACATGAGGGGTTAAACATGGCAACGGGTCCAAAGAATGCAAAATCACAATCTGTAACTGCACGTATTGCCCATGAAATTATTGAAGGCATGGAGAACGTGAAAGAAGAAGGTGAAAGCACGGGGCAGTTTATAAACGCAGCCATGCGCGGCGAAATCAAACGCCGCCAGCGCCGCAAGACCAAAGAATCAGAATAATCACCATCAGCGCCGTGGCGTGAGGTACTACGGCGCATTGCTTTACAGGGCAGTACCATGACCAACAACACACTATCACCAATACAAGACACGCAGACGCAAGAAGATGAAATCATTCGGCAAAGGCAGTTAGAAACCTGTGCTCGCCTTGAAGCCGAACTGGCTAATCCTCTGAATATCCAACTAATACCGATAGAAATGAAACCTGGACTATTCGCGTTGGAGGCATTTTTAGCAAGCTGCCCACGGCGGCTAAAGTCCCGTAAGAATCGCCCGCCAGGATGAGTACACAAAACCGAACTATGAAACGGATTATTCCGTTTCCGGGGCGTTTGTGTGTGTATAAAGAGTAAGCTATGCTCTTTTATAGCCATAATCGTTACCTCAATTAATGGTTTGGTTAGACGCCCCGTATGTGTTCCCATCACTGCGGGGCGTTGTTTTTTGTGCTAGTTGTGTGTAATGTGTATATACACATAAACACATTGCATGGAGTGTAATTGACGTGTCAACACACAAAAATGAAAGGCGTGGTAATCCTCCTTTCCAGTTCCGTTTAGATCCTGACTTACGGGAAAAGATGGAAAAAGCACAACAACAAGACGGTGATGACTCTTTAGCAGCTTGGATAAAACGAATAATCCGAAAAGAATTACAGCAACGCGGTATTGAACCCAAAGAATAAAAAACATCAGCGCCGTGGCGTGAGGAACTCCGGCGCATTGCTTTACAGGTACACACAATGACCAATAAAGAATCAACCAATACACCATCGCAAAAAACGAACAGAGAGCACGAAAATATGGCGCTCGAGCATGAATCAGAAAGATTCGCTCCATGCGCTTTTGTCCTTGATGAGTTTCTAAAAAAATATTCACGTTCTGAACGGATGAAAATGGCAGCACAATACGGCCCCAACAAGCAAGGTAATTGCCCACCAGCCTGATAGCGGCTATCATTCCCGTGCTTATGTTTGGGATCACATACACATAAGGCGCAGCAGGTTAATTGTTCAGAAAGGCGGCTCCATATCGGGGCCGCTTTTTTTATGCCTGAAAAACCCCAATTTTGTTGTTTTTCAGTTTCACCAGGGCGAACGAATCCCCGCCCACGTTCGGGCGCATATTCAATCTTCATAGTTATATCTCTGTATTAGTGGATGTGTGGCGACTGTGTGCCGCCAGTCTTTTTAGTGAACTGCCTTGCAGCTATCCTTCCAGGCCAAAACCTCAGATAAAGACCAGCCAACAGAACGCCCACCAAGTTTACGACGTGATGGGAATTGTCCGGCCTTTTCCAGGCGGTAGCGGCATGAGCGGCTAAGGCCTGTTAGCTTTTCGCATTCTTTTTCACGTATAAACCGATCAGTGCTTAACACTATTGCCCCCTTTCGTTTCTTAAAGAGTTATTTCGTGTTCTATTGCGTTGGGATGTGTCTGATTGTGTCAGGATGATTCAGAGTTGGCAAATGTTGGTGTCGCATGGTTTACAGAAAGAGGAACAATCAGGATAAAATCATTTAAATTCATGTTAATACAAAGGCATAAAATCTTGTTTTATGCCTTTTTTCGCACGCTTTAACGCGTAATTCACTAATGTATAAAAAACCAGCTGAGCATTAAAAATCAGTAACTTACAAATCTGTATTCTTTTTGGCCTCTTGTTCGTGATTGTGTCACGTTGTTGCACATTGTTTCACGTTGTATCTGTGCACTTATCCAGTATGCGCATACTGAAAAAACACGAAAAAAATTATTTTATTCTGGTTACTGGTAGCGTGGTTACGTTTTCATGTGTTCCCGCCAGTATCTCCAACCGCTCCACCCACATATCAAGCGCATTGCGTTTCGCATCAATATAGCGGGAATGGTTGTACACGCGTTGCATTCCTGGCATCTGGTGGCCTGTAAGCTGCTCCACGACGTGAGGATCAACGCCTAAATCGTTCAGCATGGTTGTAAAGGTGCGCCGGATGTCATGCAATGACCATTGAGGGTGTTTTAGCCTCCTGTGCGCTAATCTGCCGTACTGCGATACGCTGGTTTCCTGTTTCACTTCCCCCAGCAATAAGCCCGTGTGCCTGTTCTGCTCCACCAGCTGCGTGACGAACGGCAGTATCGCTTCCGGTATGGGCCGGAATATGGCTACCTTCGTTTTGCTGTGCTCCTTCGGAACGGTCCAGAGCATTTCGGTAAAATCCCACTCGCCGATCTCCGATAACCTCAGTTCTACTGTCCGGCATCCGAAAACAATCAGGAGGCGGATTAGTGCGACGTAGTAAGGGGAAAATATTTTTTTGTCCAGTGCCTGCAATAATTCGCCAAGTTCTTTGTTACTTAAGACACGCTCACTTATATCCGGTTTTTTCCCAACGTCCGCCACACTCATATCATCAAGAACGTTGCTGATTGCATAGCGCCGCTTCCTGCAGAACTTAAGCGCCTGCTTGCATGTCTGTAGCAGGAACCCGGCGGAAACAGGGGCTTTCTTTGCCACCCGATCAAAACAGGCCAGCCAGTGCCGTAGCTCGCATTTATCCAGCGGCATAGGGCCAATGTGCTGTATTACGTGATTATTTAGCCGCTTTTTCAGTGGGTCATAATCCACACGGTTTTCCTTTGCGTACGACTCAAGCCAGTAGGTGAGCGCATCGCCAACCGTTACCGGCTTTAACGCTTCCTGTACGGTGTAATTCATTTCATGACGTGGATTTTTCCCCTCTGCCAGCCATGCGCGACACTGGGCGGCTTTTTCCCTGGCTGATTTCAGGCTCAGATCAGGATAATTTCCCAGCTTAATGCGTTCCGGTGGTGCCCCCCTTCCCGTTCCGGCCCTGTAAGTGAAATACCAGGTTAAAAGGCCACTGGTTGAATGCCTGACGCTCAGGTTTCCACCGTCATTAAGAAAGGCTGTTTTTTGGGCGGGTGTGCCGTTGATTTTCCTCAGCTGTGTATCGCTCAGTTTGTTAAGTGCTCTGCTCATAATTTTGAATCCGGTCATCACAATTAACTACACCATTAACTACACCGATCGTTGCACAAAGGGCTACAACGTGAAACAAGCTGGAACAAGAAAAATCACAAATCTGTTTATAATCAAAAACATAACGCACAACCTGAAACATTATGAAACGGCAAAAAACACTAATTGATAAAATATGTCCATACTTCACGCATTACGTTAAGCATCCGTTATAATCGGTTGCAGATACCAGCCTGTGGATGCTTAACATGGAATACCAACTCACTCTTAACTGGCCCGATTTTCTTGAACGTCACTGGCAGAAACGCCCGGTGGTGTTAAAACGCGGCTTTAATAATTTTATTGACCCGATCTCTCCAGACGAGTTGGCGGGTCTGGCGATGGAAAGCGAAGTTGACAGTCGACTGGTCAGTCACCAGGATGGCAAATGGCAGGTCAGCCACGGCCCGTTCGAAAGCTACGATCATCTCGGTGAAACCAACTGGTCATTACTGGTACAGGCAGTGAACCACTGGCATGAGCCGACCGCCGCGCTGATGCGACCGTTCCGTGAACTACCGGACTGGCGTATTGATGATCTGATGATCTCTTTTTCTGTACCGGGCGGCGGCGTCGGCCCGCATCTCGATCAGTACGACGTGTTTATCATTCAGGGTACCGGTCGTCGTCGCTGGCGAGTGGGCGAAAAGCTGCAAATGAAACAGCACTGTCCGCACCCGGATCTGTTACAGGTCGATCCGTTCGAAGCCATCATCGATGAAGAGCTGGAGCCTGGCGATATTCTTTATATTCCGCCAGGATTCCCGCATGAAGGCTACGCGCTGGAAAATGCGATGAACTATTCCGTGGGTTTTCGCGCGCCGAATACGCGGGAACTGATTAGCGGATTTGCCGATTATGTGCTGCAACGTGAACTGGGCGGCAACTACTACAGCGATCCGGATGTTCCACCTCGCGCTCATCCTGCGGATGTTCTGCCGCAAGAGATGGATAAACTGCGTGAGATGATGCTCGAATTGATCAACCAGCCGGAACACTTTAAGCAATGGTTTGGCGAGTTTATATCCCAGTCACGTCATGAACTGGATATCGCGCCGCCGGAACCGCCTTATCAGCCAGATGAAATCTACGATGCGCTGAAACAAGGTGATGTGCTGGTGCGCCTGGGTGGTCTGCGCGTATTGCGCATTGGCGACGACGTGTATGCCAATGGTGAGAAGATCGATTCCCCGCACCGTCCGGCACTGGATGCACTCGCCAGCAACATTGCGCTGACTGCGGAGAATTTTGGCGATGCGCTGGAAGATCCGTCATTCCTCGCAATGCTCGCGGCGCTGGTAAATAGCGGGTATTGGTTCTTCGAAGGGTAAGTTTGGATTTAAGCCGGATGTGGTGCTGATTGCGCCTTATCGTGCCTACATGCACTGAACGCCTGTAGGCACGATAAGTATGTGGACCAGTGTCAATATAACGGTTTCATCCCGGTAATTGGCAGTCCACATACGCATCGGGCAATCACGACTTCCGTTGCGCCGTTAACTCGGCAATACGGACGATCACCTGCACCGCTTTTTCCATACCTTCCAGAGTCACAAACTCATGCTTACCATGATAGTTGTAACCGCCAGTGAACAGGTTCGGGCAAGGTAATCCCATAAACGACAACTGCGCGCCGTCGGTACCGCCGCGGATCGGTTTCAGTTCCGGTTCAATATCGCAGTCACGCATCGCCTGCTGGGCGATATCGAGAATATGCGGATGCTCAACCACTTTCTCGCGCATATTGTAGTAACTGTCTTCAATCACCAATTCAATGTAGCAATCAGGATGTAACCCTTTGCCCACTTTTTTGGCGATCTCCATCATTTTACGTTTACGCGCTTCAAACTGTTTACGGTCGAAATCACGGATGATGTAATGCATATCGGCCCGTTCAACGGTGCCTTTCATGCTCGCCAGGTGATAGAAACCTTCATAGCCTTCTGTCATTTCCGGGCTTTCATCCGCCGGAACTTCCGCATGAATACGTGCCGCCAGCGACAGCGCATTTACCATCACTCCTTTCGCCGTGCCCGGGTGAACATTGTTACCGACAATTTTGATATTGACCGACGCGGCGTTGAAGTTTTCAAACTCCAGTTCGCCTACGCCACCACCATCAACAGTGTAAGCCCAGCGGGCATCGAAGGCGTCAACATCAAAATGTTTCGCCCCTTTGCCCACTTCTTCATCCGGGGTAAAGGCGACGCGAATATCACCATGCGGAATGTTTTTCTGTTGCAATACCGCCAGCGCGGTCATGATTTCTGCAATACCTGCTTTGTCATCGGCACCTAACAAGGTTTTACCATCGGTAGTAATCAGCGTCTGACCCAGTAGCTGATGCAGCACCGGGAACATAACCGGTGATAAAACTTCATCGCCGATACCCAGCGCAATATCGCCACCGCGATAGTTTTCAACAATTTGCGGATTCACATTTTTGCCGCTGCAATCCGGTGAGGTATCCACATGAGAAATAAAGCCAATCGCCGGGATATTGCCAGGGACGTTAGCCGGTAACGTCGCCATCAAAGTGCCCTTCTCACTTAAGGTCACATTGATAAGCCCCATCTCTTCGAGCTGCTCTTTCAGTAGATGCAATAACTTCCATTGGCCTTCCGTGCTGGGAACCTGTCTCACCCCTGCTTTTGATTGGGTATCCAGAGACACGTAGTTCAAAAATCGCTCAAGTAGTTTATCCATGTAGTCACCCTCACTTTTTGTGACAACATTATTAAGAAGCAAGAAAAGACAAATATTGCGTCAGGTCACTTTTACCCCTGCAAGCGGGAATATTTATCAGCATTACCTTAATGAATATAAAGCTAAGCCAGTAATTCACAACAAAGATTGGCGATTCAAGCGGTTTGCCGTAGAATTACCGCCCTCATTAAGAGTCACCAAGGTGGTTAACCACAAACCCCGCATCGGTAAGCCATCCGTTGCGTTTACATGGGACAGAGTAAAAAATTGAATAAACAACCGAGTTCGCTTTCACCGCTGGTGCAATTGGCGGGAATTCGCAAATGCTTTGATGGTAAAGAGGTCATTCCCCAGCTGGATCTGACTATCAACAATGGCGAGTTCCTCACGCTGCTTGGCCCTTCTGGCTGCGGTAAAACAACCGTTCTTCGCCTGATTGCAGGTCTGGAAACTGTTGATTCCGGACGCATCATGCTGGATAACGAGGACATCACCCACGTTCCGGCGGAAAACCGCTATGTGAACACTGTTTTCCAAAGCTACGCACTTTTCCCCCACATGACCGTGTTCGAAAATGTGGCCTTTGGGTTGCGCATGCAAAAAACCCCCGCTGCTGAAATTACGCCCCGCGTTATGGAAGCCCTGCGGATGGTGCAGCTGGAAACCTTCGCTCAACGTAAACCGCATCAGCTCTCTGGTGGTCAACAGCAACGCGTCGCCATTGCCCGTGCGGTGGTTAACAAGCCTCGTCTTTTGTTGCTGGATGAGTCGCTCTCAGCGCTGGATTACAAACTGCGTAAGCAAATGCAGAACGAGCTGAAAGCGTTACAGCGTAAGCTTGGCATTACATTCGTCTTCGTGACTCACGACCAGGAAGAAGCACTCACCATGTCAGACAGGATTGTGGTGATGCGCGATGGTCGCATCGAGCAAGACGGCACGCCGCGTGAAATCTACGAAGAGCCGAAAAACCTGTTTGTTGCCGGGTTCATTGGCGAAATCAATATGTTTAACGCAACGGTCATCGAACGTCTCGACGAGCAGCGCGTACGCGCCAACGTTGAAGGCCGCGAATGTAATATCTACGTTAACTTCGCCGTTGAACCGGGGCAAAAACTGCATGTTCTGCTGCGCCCGGAAGACTTACGTGTTGAAGAGATTAACGACGACAACCACGCTGAAGGGCTAATTGGTTACGTTCGCGAGCGTAACTACAAAGGCATGACGCTGGAGTCGGTTGTTGAACTGGAAAATGGCAAGATGGTGATGGTCAGCGAATTCTTCAATGAAGACGATCCTGACTTTGACCACTCTCTCGACCAAAAAATGGCCATTAATTGGGTAGAAAGCTGGGAGGTCGTACTGGCTGATGAAGAACACAAGTAAGTTCCAGAATGTAGTGATTGTCACTATTGTCGGTTGGCTTGTGTTGTTTGTCTTTCTGCCCAACCTGATGATCATTGGCACCAGCTTTTTGACCCGCGACGACGCCAGTTTCGTCAAAATGGTCTTTACGCTGGATAACTATACGCGTCTGCTCGATCCGCTCTATTTTGAAGTGCTATTGCACTCGCTGAATATGGCGCTGATCGCCACCCTCGCCTGCCTGGTGCTGGGCTACCCGTTTGCCTGGTTTCTGGCGAAGCTGCCACACAAGGTGCGTCCGCTGCTGCTGTTTCTGCTGATTGTTCCCTTCTGGACCAACTCATTGATTCGTATCTACGGGCTGAAAATTTTCCTCAGCACCAAAGGCTATCTCAACGAGTTTTTGCTCTGGCTGGGCGTTATAGATACACCAATTCGCATCATGTTCACGCCCAGTGCGGTGATTATCGGTCTGGTTTACATTCTGCTGCCGTTTATGGTGATGCCGCTGTATTCCAGTATCGAAAAACTGGATAAGCCGTTGCTTGAGGCAGCGCGCGATCTCGGTGCCAGCAAGTTACAGACTTTTATCCGTATCATTATTCCACTGACGATGCCGGGAATTATTGCCGGATGTCTGCTGGTGATGCTGCCAGCGATGGGCCTGTTCTATGTGTCCGACCTGATGGGCGGTGCGAAAAACCTGCTGATCGGTAACGTCATCAAGGTACAGTTCCTCAATATTCGTGACTGGCCGTTTGGTGCAGCCACCAGCATTACGCTGACTATCGTAATGGGCCTGATGTTGCTGGTTTACTGGCGCGCTTCTCGTCTGCTGAATAAGAAGGCAACCGAAATAGATGATTAGTGCTGAATATTCAAAGAGTTAATAGCAAATTTGGCATGCTTTTTACTTTTGCGTAAAAAGCATGCCTCTATCCATAAAATCAAATAGTTATAATCTAATTTTGGAGAATGTTTTTTTTCAGCGCCCTTTGATCTGATCGCTGAAAAAACAACAAATAGTATAAAAATGAACAATCCGAATCCATGCATGACGTGTGGTGCCTGTTGTGCATTTTTCCGCGTCTCTTTTTACTGGGCAGAAGCTGACGATGCTGGCGGAAAGGTTCCGGTCAGTCTCACTGAGCAAATATCCCCCTTTCATCGCTGTATGCGCGGCACAAGTCAGAAAAATCCCCGATGTGTCGCTCTGGCGGGAACTCCGGGTGAAAACGCATATTGCTCTGTTTACAAAAACCGTCCGTCCACATGCCGGGAATTCGCAATGTCCGGAGAAAATGGCATCGCGAATGAAGCATGCAACCGCGCCCGGGCAAAATACGGACTTCCGGAAATCTGAAAAATCATCCATATCAACAGGATGCACGAAAAATGAGATTTCCGTCACTTCCGGAATTAACTTTTCCGTGGCATTCTTTATCTGTGTAGGTAAGGTCTCTTCACAATAATGACATAATCAACGCAGTTCATGGGGGAAGTGATGGTCCCCCATCTTTTTGTCTGTTATTCCTGTGCCCAGCCAACCCTGTATGCCAGGATCTCATCCGCACTGCTCAGCGATTCCAGGTCCTTCTTCATGGTGCGCTGGCGAATGTGGATTTCCATCCCTTTAGTGAACATCGCCTGCTCTGCCGCTTCACTCAGCGCAAGAAGCTCTTCTGCTGTCACCGGCACATCATTGTTTTCCGCATCCGTCCAGAAAAACGCCTCCGGCAGTTTCCCCGCTTTCGCTGCCGCCACCGATGGCTCAAGGCGCGTCTGCGTTGACTTTCCGTAGTCCCATTTCCGGCCATTGTGCTCAAACGTGTAGTTCGCCGCCTCCATCGCATTACGCCACGCGTTTATTTCATCGCCCTTCATCCCGCGCGCTTTCTCCGCGGTCAGAGTATCAACGACTTTTTCCCCGTCAAACTTCCAGCGCCCGGAGATATCAGCTTTGCGGTTTTCTTCTGTATCCTCAACCTCCACCACACTCTGTCCCACTGGCCACAGCATCGACACATCCTTACTGATACTCGTGATTATGCCTTCGCTGTCATAAACCAGCTTCAGCGTATCCGCCTTAAATGACGACTGGCTTTCATACCAGTCACGGCCATCCTCTGCCTTCAGGTACATTGCCCCCGGAACATCCGACTTCTCAGGAGTATAACGTTGCAGATTTTTAAGATTCATTTCTTCTCCTCATACGAATATTCAGGACAGGGTACCCGTTTAAGCTTTCCGCACCCGGAAAAATCATGTTATTCATGTTCCACCGTAACCCACTGGCTGCCATCATGAACCTGAAGGAAGCCGTAAGTGACAGCGGTGACACAGGCTGCCCCTAAATTGCCGTTCGTCAGTGATACCGGAGCCGTCCTGATATTCAGAATCACAGCGCCATCAGGGGCTGCATTTTCCCCCTGCGCACCGCCATAAAAAGAGGGGAAAACGACTGTACTGGAGGTGACTTCTGTTTTCTCGCTGATACGCACTCTGTTCGCCTGTGAATCTGCGCCATCCTTCCCTGCGGGGCCCGTCGGCCCGGTATCACCTTTCGGCCCCCGCTCACCGGCAGGGCCTGCCGGGCCGGGGTCACCTTTATCCCCTTTTTCCCCTTGTGGTCCTCTGGGGCCGGTAGCACCCTGTGGACCTCGATCACCAGGCTCGCCTTTTTCCCCCTTAGGACCGACGCTACCTGTTGGCCCCGGAGGTCCAGGTATACCCTGTGGACCAGCCGGACCTGTATCGCCTCTCTCCCCTGCCACACCCTGCAATCCTTGCGGCCCTCTCTCTCCGGCGGGTCCCCTCGGACCTGCCGGGCCCTGAGGCCCCGGCTCCCCTCTGGGGCCAGTGTCACCTTTTGGTCCCGGAGGTCCTCCGGGATCTCCCGGCTCTCCTTTTTCGCCTCTGGCTCCGGTTTCACCTCGCGGGCCCGCAGGACCAGCAGGCCCCTGAATACCCGCCTCTCCTTGCGGTCCCACGGGTCCGGTTTCACCCCGTGGCCCCTGTACCCCCTGTGGGCCTGCCTCACCACGCTCACCCTTTGGCCCACGCTCGCCGGTATCGCCTTTTGGCCCGGGAATACCCTGTGGCCCGGTGTCTCCCTTATCCCCCTTCGGTCCCCGCGCATTCTCTGCCCGTTTCTTCGCTTCCTCTGCACTCGCCGCTGACGCTTCCGCACGTTTCAGGATTTCCGCGGCCACCGCTTCCAGCTCTGCAAGGGCTTTCGGGTAATACTGTGCGTCCTCCTGGTCCATCAGAAATTTATTCAGCGTTCCCGGTGCAGACTCCGCCTTCACCAGAATGTCACCCACATATGACGGCGCGTACCCTTCCGTGTTCAGCGTCACCCGGTACAGACCCGGCTCAACATCCATACTGTAACTGCCGGTTTCCCCCGGCTGACCATACGCCACCGTGGTGACAATCACCGTCTCCGTTGTGCGTCGCGCTTTCAGCTCTATCGTGCATCCCGGTACCGGCTTACCGGCCCCGTCCTTCAGCACACCCGATATTCTGACTGCCATGGATTTCCTCCATAAAAAAACCGCAGGACCGGTTTCCCGGCCTGCGGTAAAATTTGTGATTTATTGATGTTAAAAAGGTGCCATCCGGCTGATCACCCTCAGCAACCGGTCGGCGGGGAAGGTACACTCCCCCGCCACGGTTTCTTACCGCTTACACTGTAAGAACGCCGCAATCTCCGCGCCCGCTATCCGGAACCGGAACTCGCACAGTGAACTGTGGGTGATCCAGATAATGAGCACTACCGTGATACAAATCACGGTGGTTTTTAACGGTTTTTGCGACATAACGCTTGCTCCTTTTACGGAGAGGCGCTAACCTTTCACTTGCTTAGGATGAATGGTCAGGCCTCGGGTTAAACATGAATGTTTTGTCCGGGGCCTTTTCACATCCGGCCTTCAGGTGTTCCCTCCGGCCATCAGCCAAAGGCACCCGCGCATACTGTACGGTTTTTGTCTCCTTCCGGCAATCCCGGGGCGCGATGTTCAGCGGATACTGATCCCCGCGCTGTTTTTCTTCACCACTATCGCCTGAAGGTTACTGATTCGTGAACTGCCCCAACTGTTATTCTGACGCCGTGAGCTCACGGTAAAAGTCAGGGTGATATGACCACCGCCAGCTGGCATATCGATGATCCCGCTGAAAACTCCCGGCTCTTCCACTGACCTGCCTGAATAAATCCGGCGTCCGTTCTGATCAACATGCAGGAAGCACTCTGTCCAGATGTCATTACTGGTGCGGGATTCCTGTTTTGACCCGACATAGATTATCGGCGGGATTATAATCTGCCGGTCAAAGCTGTGATCGTCATACACCGTCAGCGTTCGTGTACCGTTCGCAAGGTGACTACCATCCACCGGAAAAGCCACCCCGGCACATTTCACCAGATCACCAATAATGTTCTCCGCTTTCAGCGTGCCATTTATCGTGCAGTTCTCCGCTATCACGACATTATTCAGCGTGCCCGAGTTCGCACTGATATGTCCGCTGATGTCCGCATTGCGGGCCGTCAGCCTGCCCTCCGGCGTCAGGGAGAACGTCGGGGGATTGCCGGATGACGTGATACTCACCGCAAACAGTCGCTTCAGGAACACGTCGTTCATGAACAGCTGATTCCCCTGTGCCACAAACAGCGGCGTGGTGTTGCCGTTCTCCGGGGTAATCATCGCGATACGGTCCGCCTGCAGCAGAATATTGCTCAGCGTCTGGCCATCAGCATCCTCAATCCCCGCACCAATACCGGCAACATACGGAATGCCGTTTTTCGTTTTCTGCACCTTCAGCATGTACAGCGCTGCCAGCTCATCATTCGTGTCTGACTGGACCTGCTGTATCTGCTGTATGGTCGCGCTCTGGTCTTCCAGCTTTTTATCCGTGGTCGAGGTGATTTCACTCCCTTTGTCATCCACGTACTGGCGGACCTGCGCTATCTGCCTGGCGTTTTCCTCCGTGCTCTGGCTGACTGTCTGTGTGATTTCACTGCTCACCCGGTCCACCTGCTGACTCACCTGCGCGATGGCCAGCGTCTGGTCCTCATTCTTTTTCGCAACCAGCTGCGTGAGGCTGTTTTCCGCCTCCCCGATTTTTCGGGTCACTTCCGCAACATCCGTCTCCAGTCGCTGGCGGATGTCTTCTTCCAGTTGCGTGACCTCAGTACGCAGGGCTGACGCATCAATACGCTCTTTCAGTGCCTTCCCCAGCAGCGCCTCATCTATCAGCCCACGGAAAATTTCCAGATACCCTTCACCATCATTGCTGGCCTGCCCGCTGGCCTCCACAAACGCAGATTTCCCCACCAGGTTGACGCTGCGCACATAAAACCAGAAATCCTTCCCCGGCTTAATGTGCGGGCCGGAGACGCTCCACTGGCTGCCGGTCCCCAGATAACGGGCAGAGGTTTCCACCTGTGCCGTGTCCGTGATGCGTTTTTCTGAGAACCAGAATTCATACTGTACCGTCGGGTCATACACCGCAGGATGCGGGACCACCGTTATCTGAAAATAGCCCGGCGTCAGTTCAATGCTGGCCGGTGCCGCCGGTGCATTAATCCGGAATGTGGTGGTGGCAGGTTCGCCCTGCTGGCCGTAGCTGTTTATCGCCCTGACCGTCAGGGTGTATTCCCCGAGCGGCAGGCCACTGAAACGGTGCTCCGTGTCCGCCGTGATGGCGCTGGTCACCAGGCGGCTGTTTTCACCGTTTCCGCTGGTCAGGCGCAGACTGAAGCGCACCCCCTTCACCACCCGCGGCGTGTCCCATTTCGCCAGCGCCAGATACTGGCCGTCTGAGGCACTCACCTCCACCGTGAGGTGCTGCACTGCCGGCGGGATGACGCTGTTCAGTGAGCCGGACATCGGCTCAAAGCGGGCCCCGTTATCCACAATGGCTTCTTTTTCCGGCACATGCTGCACCGCCGTGATGGCAAAGGTGCCGTCCGTGTTTTCCCGGATGGAAACACAGCGGAACAGGCGACGACGCAGTGACGGCAGGGAGAGTCCCCACACACCGTATGTCTCCACGCCATCAGGCAGGACGCTGACCTGTATCCGGTCCGGGGCGGGGTGTGCAGTGATGTCCACGCGCACCGGCTTACCGCTGCCGTTAATCAGGTTCACCGTCGATGCCCCTGCTTCCGGCAGTGTCACCTCTCGGTCCAGCGTCAGTGTGCGGCTGGCGGCATCGATGGACAGGATGCGTCCGCCGGTCAGGGTCCCGGCATAGTCGTTATCACAGATTTCAATGATGTCACCGGGCGTGTGCCGCAGCCCCTGTGACCCGAGCGTGAAATCCACCGTCTGCGTTTCCAGCAGTTCGGTCTTTATCACCCACAGTCCGGCACGGTGGGCCTGACCGCGGCTGGTACAGCCGAACGCATCCATCTTCAGCAGGTTGCGCCCGTAGCGCAGGATGGCGTCCGGGTCTTCCACCAGTTCAGTGGAGGTCTGCCAGCCGTTCTGCGGGTCAGTGTAATTCACCTCCACCGCCGTGTGCCGGTCCTTCAGGGCACTGAAGCTGTAGCGGAACCCCACGCCGTTATCATCCACCACCACATCGCTGTTGGTGTACGGCCACACCACATCCGACGGACGGTCCTGAACGAACGTCAGCGTCTGGCCGTTCCATACCGGCATACAGCGCATCGCCGAGCAAAAATCCCCCAGGACATCCCACACCTTACGCTGCTGTGACAGGTACGCATTGAAAGTCATCCGCGGCTCTGTGCCCCCGAAACCATCCGGGACCGTCTGGTCGCAGTACTGCCCGATGGCATACAGCGCCCACTTGTCCACATCCGCCGCCCCCAGGCGTTTTCCCATGCCGTAGCGCGGGTGGGTCAGCATGTCCCACAGGCACCAGGCCGGGTTATTGCTGTATGCCGGTTTCAGACTCCCGTCCCAGATACCGCTGTAGGTGCGTTTTTCCGGGTCATAGTTTGACGGCACCTGAATGATGCGGCCGCGGATATGGTAGTTCACCACCATCTGCTGGCCACCGAACTGCTCCGCATCCACCTGCAGCCCCACAATGGCCGTGTTCGGGTAGCACTGTTTCACATCGATGATTTCGGTGTATGACGACCACAGCGTTCTGTTCTGCAGCTGGTCCGTGGTACTGTCCGCCGTCACCCTGACCATCCGGATGTTAAAGGGGCGCTCAGGGAGATTATTCAGAATCACCGACGTCAGGTACTGCGAGGTGGTCTTGCCGTTAATGGTGACATCCTTCTCCGTCACCCAGTTACCGTTACGCTCAAGCTGAATCAGCAGGCGGACAGAAGAGGGATTACGGTCACCCTTTGAGGTGGTCTCCACCAGTGACTGCACCCCGAAGGTGACCCGCAGACGGTCAATGTTCGCTGACTTGATGGTGCGCGTCACCGGCTTTGCCTTCGTCACCTCCACGCCCAGTGCGGTTTCTGCCCCGGAGGACTCAAAGCCTTCCGGCGGTGTCTGCTCCTGCTCCCCGGCACGCCAGACGGCGGTCACACCGTGTATCACGGGATTACCGTCCGTGTCCGTCAGCGGGGTTTTGTTCACCAGAATACTCTGCAGTCCCTTCACCGGACCTTCCACCGGTCCCTCACCGATGGCATCAATCACGCTCATCATCTGCGTTGACTTGAGATTGTCCTTCGCCTCACGCGGTGTGTGCCCCTTGCCGCCCCCTTTACCCACTCTGTCCCCCTCTCCTGTCTGATGTCTGAATCTGTTTATGCCCAAAAACAACAGGCACCCCGGAGGGTGCCTGTGTCATGACGGAATAAAATTTCTGAAATTCTTCACATTTCTGCAAATTGCCTGTAGCCGCAATAATGACGCTGCGTTACTTTTTTGATGCCTGAAAAATAACTCCATAACGTTAATCTTCATCGTTCTCTCCCGCAGCTCCGCTGACTCTGCGGGATTTTTTTATCCCTTAAACCCGGCCTGATATTTTCTGTCCTCTGCCACCGATATCCCGCAGCCCCTTCCTGTGAATAAAAATTCTGAATTTATTCACATTTCTGCAAATTACCTGTGGCACTCATAATCACCATACGTTACAATTCACCCGCTGATTACAGGCAATAATCAAAACTACTCCTTAAGGTGACTATTCGTTTCTCCCGTCAATATCCAGGTGTATTACGGGAGATTTTTTAATTCCCCCCTCAGTATCACGGACATTACTGACGCCACTCTGTCGCCAGAGACGAATGTACGGGATAAATAAAAACTCTGATTTTCTTCACATTTTCCGTCATTCTCCGTGGCAGAGTGCATTCCGGCAGGTTACAGTTTCTTCGGGTCAATAAAAATAAAACGCCTTCAGGTTAGTCAACATCGTTCTCTTCCCGCAGCACGGAGTACTGCGGGATTTTTTTATCCCCTGAACCCGCATGATGCCTTCTGTCCTCTGCCACCGATATCCGGCCCCTCCCTTCCCGTGAATAAAAATTCTGAGTTTATTCACATTTCCGCACACTGACTGTAGTGCTCATAATCACGCTGCGTTACAGTTCATCTGCCAGAATAATGAAAAATTCCTTAAAGTTAATCTTCGTATCTCTTCCCGCAGCTACAGAGCACTGCGGGATTTTTTTTATTTTTCATCCCCGCCCGATAACCACCACTTTCCCGTCACCGCCCTCATCACGGGTGCTGATGTCCTGGGATATCCGTCGTGAACCAACCAGCATTTCACCGTAAGGCACCGGCACCGGATTCCCCTGAGCAATCATGTTGTCCAGTGACGAAAAATACGTGTTCTGTCTGCCGTTATCCGTGCTTTTGTACTCCGGCGTCTTTGCCTTCGGGGCCAGCATCTGGGCCACACCACCCAGTATCATGCTGGCACCCAGTGAGAACAGCATCGTGGTGGCAGTCAGCCCTCCGGCACTCAGGGCTGCGCCCCACAACGCCATCGTTGCACCGGCGGTGAAGAAAGAGCCCACGATGGCTGCAGCCCCCAGCACCACCTGAAAAACACCATTTCCCCCGGCCCCTGCCAGCCTCGGTACAATATGTATCACGGCTCTCCCGCTCAGCGGTTCATGAAGACGGGCATACACCGCCTCCGGCGCGGTATCCTCACCGGCAATACGTATCTGGTACCAGCCTTCGTTCATCTGACAGCGGAATCCCGGCACCTGCTGCGACAGGGCACGGATGGCCTCCGCTGCCGTGTTCACATACAGGCTGATGCGGCGACCAAATCGTTGTAAATCCCCGTGAAGGCAGATGCGGACCAGTGGCGGTGACGCCAGACAGAATGCGTTCGTCGTTGCCATTTTTCAGAATACCTCTCCCGTTTACTCAGTTGTTCAGGTATATGGTGAAGCAGGTCACCGTTGCCACAGTAAATGGCGGCATGATTCGGCACCGATGAACCAAAGCAGCACAGCAGAATATCGCCTGCCTGTGCACAGGATGGAGACACCCGGCAAAAGCCGTTTTCCGCCAGGTTGTCCAGGTACAGGTTCTGGCCGTTGCGCCACCAGTCATCCTCACGCACAAAATCCGGCAGCGTTATCCCCGCCAGATGGTATGCATCCCGGAACAGGGTGTAACAGTCCGTCACACCGTGTTCAAAGCGCCGTCCGGTCAGGTGCGGCACACAGCGGAAGCGGTGAATTTCACCCCGACAGACCAGCCACCAGGGCAGGGCACTCTTTATCTGCAGCCGCCGGTCCGCCTCGCTCAGCCAGGGCAGACCACCGGGATGACTGTGGACCAGCGCCACAATCTCCCCCTGCATCTGTGCCTGCAGCCAGTCTTCCGGCGCAATACGAAAGTACGCCTCCGGCTCTGCGGAGATATTCACGCAGGACTGGTACCGTTCGCCCTCCGGGGTGCTTATCACGAAGCCGCACGACTCCGCTGGCGCACACCGCCGGGCATGCGCCAGAATCGCTGATTCAGTCTGTGTCATAAAACGGGATTTACTGCGAAAGTTTATTAATGGAAAGGAAACCGCCGAAATTAGCCACCATGCCGCGCATCTCACACCCGCGCATGCATTTACTGCATCTGTCCTTCCGGATATCCGTGGTGGGGTTGTCGAACTCATCCGCCACTGCCGGACCGTTATACCCGCATTCATCGCCCCGGTAATCCCACATACAGGTGTTCGCCAGCATGATGCGACCGGGAAACAGCGCACCGTCCGTCTCCGTCGGTGTCGCCAGCACAAACGAGGCCGTCATGGCCGTCAGCGCTGACATCTGCTCCACCACCCACCGGTCCGTCAGCTCCTGCTCCGGGTCGGCCTCCGGATTCCCCGCCACAAAGTTCACCGCATCCAGAAAACGCGCATACACCCGGCGACGGACCACCGTGGCCCCCACCAGGCTCTGCAAATCCTCCGCCATCCCGGTGACAAGGCCGAAAAGATTGGACACTGTCAGCGACGGGCGGGCACTGCTGCCCTTTCCGTTCATCTCAAAGCTACTCCCCTCAATCGGGTACGCCTGATATTCACGCCCCTGCCAGGTCACCGGCTCCCCTTTTTCATTCAGCTCATTGCAGAAAAAATACCGCTCACCGCCCTGCGCTGTCAGGTCGATTTCCCAGAGCACCACCCGCGGTGACTGCTCTGACTTAACCGACTCGTTAAGAGTTTCTTCGTGAATATCCTGCATCAGTTCACCACCTGCTTAAACTCCGCGCTGAACTCAACGCGCAACATCCCGACCCGCGCAGACCACCCGGCACAGGTCACCTTTATCTGCCGGTATGCATAGGGTGGCTTCCACAAAAATGCCTTCCAGCCCCCGTGCTCTGCCAGGAACGCTTCCAGATGCCGGGCCTCCTCCCGGGTCACGGAAAGCATCACCCGGTATGTTTTCAGGTCAGCATTCAGCCCTGCCGCCATACGCTGTGAGTACCCGTCACCAAAACGCACTTCACGCACCGATGGCTGCGAGTTCACCTCCATATCCGGCTTCACTTTCCAGCGAAAGGTTTTCATCGCCCGCTCCCTGATAACATACCGCCATCACGCAACTGCAGCCGGAGCTCATCCTGCGCTCCCTTGCGGGCCATGTCATACACCGCCTTCATCAGCTGCGGCCCCGCCTGTCCGTTGATACCGTCGTTCTGAATCACCACGTGATTGTTCTGATTAAAATTAATACCTTCCGCCCGCCGCATCTGCGCCGGACTTCCGGCACCACCCACATAACCACCTTCCGCATAGCCGCGCATCAGGCGGTAAAGATTCCCCACACCTATCCGGCTGGTTGCCTCCTTCGTGAAGACAAACTCCCCGCGGTGAACTATCCCCGCAGGCTCATATTTGCCGCCCGTGCCCGTAAATCCGCCGGTCGCAAAATGAAAGTTCGCTGCCGCAGCCTGAATGGCTGTCCCCGTGGAAGCGGATGCGCCAGCACCACCAATGGCTCCCCCGATGGCGCTGCCGATACGCCCGACAATGCCCACCATGGCCTGTTTAAGCAGGATTTCTGTCATCATGGACAGCACCGAACGGGTGAATCCCCGCCAGTCTGCCTCTGCACCGGTCAGCATCGCCGCCATATTCTGTGCAATACCATCAAAGGTCTGCGTGGCCACACTTTTAACCTGCGAAAAACTGTCCGTCGCACTTTCCGCCCACTCACCCCAGCCGGACTTCAGACCGGCCAGCCAGTCACCGCGCAGCATGTCTTCATCCACCCATGTCTGTTTCAGTGCCCCGGTGACCCGGGCCAGCGCCTGCGGATTATCGCCATACACGTCACGAAGACGCTGCGCTTCAGACTCCCGCTGCGCCTGACGGTCAGTGAGACCACGGGCTTTTGCGCTGATGGCGGCCTGCTTCGCGCTCTGCTGCTCTTCAAACCGCACCGCCTGCTGTGCCAGCTCATTCAGCCGTTTCTGGTATTCAACCTTGTCGCCCAGCTCAGCCAGCTGGCGTTTGTACTCCAGCGTCTCTTTCTCATGGGCCAGCAGGGATTTTTCCTGCCCGGATAACTGTCGTTTCGTGGCGGCCTCTTTCAGGACTGCATACTGACTTTCCGCTTTCCATAAATCACGGCGCTGCTGGCTGATTTTCTCATTCGCACCGCTGTGTTTTTCCAGCGTCCTGAGTTCAGCTTCAAGGGCAAGCAGGGCTGCATGCGCCCGGTCTTCCTGACGCTCCCCGGCTGACACTCTGACACCTGACGACTTCGGTTTTTTCTGCGTTGATTCATAATCCTTTTTCGCCGACGCCATCAGCGTGTTGTAATCTGCCTGCAGGATTTTCCCGTCTTTCAGGGCCTGATTCAGCTCTTTCTGCCGGGCGGTATATTTATCCAGCGGCGACAACAGGCGTTCATACGCTTTCTGCGCCTCTCCGGTATACTTCAGCTGTGACGCCTCACGCTCAGCCCTGTCCCTTGCCGCCAGTTCACCGGCTTTTTCCATATCCGACTGCAGCGTTGCCGCCGCCAGCCCCAGACGGGCATTTTCCCGGTCATCCCATGCACCCTGAAGGTTGGCCCGGAAAGAGGAGGTTTTACCGCGGCGCTGGCTCCGGCTCTGGTACCACTGCCATTTTTTATCCGCCTCATCAAATGCCTTCTGCGCACTGGCGAGCATATCCGCTGAGGATTCAGGACGACCGATATCCAGAATGGCATCCCACATCGATTTGAACGCCTTTCCTGTTTTATCCGCCCAGGTTTCCAGCGTCCCCATGTTCTCTTTCAGGCGGCGGGTCTGCTCATCAAAGCCTTTCGTGGCAGCATCGTTCGCCGCCTGTAAGGCACCGGCCTCGTCTCCGGAACGCTGCAGCTGTGCAACATACGCAATCTGCTCCGCCGTCACGTTGCGGAACTGGCGTGCCATCGCAGTCAGCCCCGACGTCGGGTCGGTGGTCAGTTTTCCGAAAGCCTCTGCAACCTTGTCCACCTCCACACCGGAGGCAGACGCAAAACGCGCCACACTCTGGTTAATGGCATCAAACTGTTCACCACCACGCACACCGGCACTGACCAGGGCTGCCAGTGACTCTCCCGCCTGGTTAAACGTCAGCCCTGCCGCCTGCCCGGCTCTGGAGAGCGTCAGCATGCGCTCTGCCGTCAGTCCTGACTGATTACCGGAAAGAACCAGGGTTTTATTAAACGCTGAAAGCGTGGAATCCCCCTGGTACCAGGCGTACGCCAGCGCACCGGTCGCCACCGCCAGCGAGGTGACCCCGACCATCGGCAGGCTGATCGCACCGGCAAGCCCCCGGAACATGGGGATCATCCCGCCGAATGAGTCCTTCACCTGACCGCCCTGTTGCAGCAGGATGAGCCAGGGATTCTGACCACCGGCAAGCTGCGTGGCCACGTCGGTGAACTGCATGGGTAGCATACGCATGGCGGCTTTATACTGCCCGACGGACATCCCGGCTTTTTGTGCAGCCAGCGCCTGGCGGCTCAGACTCTGCTCAGCAGCATCAGCCTGTTTTCTGAAAGACTGACTGACTTTCCCGGACATCAAATCAGCAAGCGCACTGGTTTCACCCAGCTCTTTTTTTACCCGCGCTGCCTCTTCAGAAAAACGGGCAGAATCCAGTGTCAGCACGGCTGTCAGATCGGCAAAATTACCTGCCATCGTGGTCACCTCCTGAAATGTCCTCTGATACCATCAATAACTGTCACAACCTCCTTCCCTCCTCCCCGAAACGGACTCCACCGGCGAGGCCCGCCGCCTTCTGCATCAGTACATCATTTTCGTCCGGCGTCTCCGCCTGCCCTTCCTCTGCCTCCGGAGCGAACAGGCTGAAATCCGCCGGATGCATATCCGGATCGCAAAAAAACAGGCTGAGTACGGCGTACGTCAGCCCGGAAAAATGAGCGTCCAGTTGGGTATCCTGAAAATAATGCGTGCAGTAAAAACGTCGCCAGTCGGCATATTCGGTGGATGTCATCCCGGCAAGCATGGCGCGCCAGTCTGCTCTCCCCATCTCACGCGCCAGTTTCAGGACAAAGTTCAGCTCGCCTTCGAATGCTTTTTTGATGTTACCGGCTCAGTCGCTTCTGCTTTCCCGGTTGGTTCAGGATCGGCATCGTGCCGGTTATCCAGCATACCTGAAAGATAAAGCACCCGGTTCGTTGCCTGATTCAGTGCATCAGCAGGCCATCCCAGCATCACTTCACGGCGGATCTGCTGCATCTCTGTCTCCGGAGAGGCCAGAGTGCCTTTGAGGGAATGGGAATGCCATAGCGACATCGCCACAAGCAAGGATGCCGTTTCCAGATATCGCTGGTTAATGTGCACGACATCATGCTTCGTTGTCTCCTGTTGTTCTGCGTCTGAAACAAACTTTATATAATCAAACCGCTGCAGCGCAGACAATTCGGAAAGCGTGACGGACACACCGTTATATTCAAATTGTTCTGTTTTCAGAAACATGTATTACCTCCGTTTACCCTGCAGCGCCCGCTTCAGTAACGGTGACTTCAGCCACTGCGGCGAACTGACCATTTCCGCTCACCACAGGGATCTGCACCTTACCTGTCGCCACGCCGTTTACCGTAATTGTCATATCTTTCACACTAATGGTGGCTTTCGACGGATCGGCGGAAACCGCTCTGAACGTCTTGTCGGTTGCACTTTCCGGCTCAAAAGAAACAGTCAGGGTGGTTGTTTTCCCTTTTGCCACCGTACCGGATGTCGGTGTCACCTTAATTGCAGTGGCCGGCGTAATTTCGCTGCGTTCTTCCGCCACGGAAGGTTTGCCCACGTTAGTGACTTTCACCGTGCGGGTGATCACTTCTTTCGCCGTCACGGCCTTACCGATACTGCTGACCCAGCCACGGAACACATCCACCGTGCCATTTGGGAAACGGATTTTATAGGCCCGCACATCCCCGCTTTCAAACCAGCCTATAAGCCCTTTCTGACCTTCTTCTCCCGGTTTCCAGGCCAGCGTAAAACTGGTATCTCCTGCAGACTTCTGCCCCTGCCCGGTCGCGGTCCAGTCCGCGTCTTCATCATCCAGGTAGTTATCATCGTAGGGTTCTGCCGTCATCTCGCCCGGCGTCAGATCCTTCACCTTAGCCAGTCGCTGCCAGTCATCGTCTGACAACGGGTTTGCATAAGCATCACCCTTGCCGTTGTAAACCCACAGAGTGGTACCGGCACCTTTTACCGGCTCAAGGGGATTTGGTGTTGCCATATCGTCCTCACATCTCGTAGGTAATTTTCCACAGGAGATCTGCCGATCCCCACATCATAAACTCATCATCCCGGCGGTAGTCATACCCCTGAAGATTCATCTTCAGCAGTAATGCACTGAGCCCGGGAACTGCCTCCAGCGCAGGAAGAATTTTTTCTTCCATCCACATATCCAGTGCCGAGTCCGGTTCTTTTGCCCTGAGAAAAACCTCAATATGCAGTGTCGCCTCCCAGGTTCCCTCATCAACGAACTCGTCAGCAGCAGACGCATCTGTCAGGTAAACAGCAACAGCAGGCAGTTCCTGTTCATCAATAAAAACCGGGCGACCGTCAAACCAGCTCACCCTCTCAGAAATATTTTCTTTCAGGGCAGACAGAACTGCCGCCCGTATTTCACGGTGTTTCATACACCCTCCCAGTCATTTTCTTTTCAGCACCAGGCGTAACTGATGCGTCATGGCTTTCATCATCTGCGCCGGTAATTTTTCCCGGTACATCCGGTCCCGTTCACGTTCAAAGGTTTCTGCCAGCGGTCCGGCAGTCGGAATCTTCACCACTTCGATCGGCAGACGGTGGCGTTTCGGCCTCCCTTTGCTGTCCGCGCCGGTGGACGATGATGCCCACGGCATACGCTGCATCACATGCCAGCGTCCGTTAGCCAGCCGGGTGATAAAGGCGTCCGGGATCCGTCTTTTCCCCACAATCAGCACACTGCCGCCCCCTTTCAGGGCCGCACGCTGTCCTTTCTTTCTCCGTTTTCTGCGGGAAAGTCGAACGCGGGCCTCCCCCAGTTTGATGGCGGGCAGGTTGCCGGTATTGATGTAAACCTTTGCGTAAACCTTATCCGGTCGTGCCGGACTTAACCGGATGCGGGCACGGATAAGACGACGGGGAACGGCCAGCTCCCTGGCAACTGAAGAGGCCGTTTTCGCAATAATGGCCCCCGCCACGCGGTTCAGTGTCGTGGCAGAGGCCCGGGGAACGGCACGGCGATCAATTGCATCCAGATTTTTCATGGCCTGCGCCAGACCTTTTATTGCCATACTCATTCCTGTTCGACAAAAATCCGGGGTTTACCGTTGTACGTGTCATAACGGGTCACCGTCAGTGTGCGCCCCGCAAACACAACAACATCATGACGGGCCGGACGGTACCGGGCTGAAAACACCACCAGTGACAACTGGCTGCCCGAAAGCGCCCCCATCTCCGCGGACTCTTCCTCCGGCATCACGTCGTACACGACGCCGTTAATCTCCGCCTGTTTGCCCATCACCCGAACGGTCGCCACGTCCATCCGGCAACACATTCGCGTAAACAGATCAGACATTGATTTTTACCGCCACAGTGGCGCTGTTTGCAGGGGCATTTTCCCAGGCTACCCCCGCTGCCACCGCACCGTCTGCAGCCAGCTGCACAACCCCGTCCTTCAGATAAACCACCGCGCCGGACTGAATGTCGTCAGCAGACTGTTTGGGCAGCAGGAACACGCCTTCGGCAAAACCGTCACCGGCCTCACCGGCAGGAATATCGGTAATGGCCACGGCCACCATACTGCCGACCACCACCGCAGCACCGCTCAGGATGGTCTGATCTCCGGCATTCACCAGTTCAATGGTGGTACCGTCCTGTACAAAATTTTTCGCCATAATGCTGTTTCTCCGGACAGCCCCTGTGGGGCTGTTTTTCAGGCATAAAAAAAGCCCTTTCGGGCAGTGATTGTGATAACGCGGTTATCAGGCCACCGACGAACGCACCAGACCGCGCCAGTCAAGTGGTGCCACACCGGCATCAATACGAATTTTTGTGGCAATGCCGTCAGTGGTGAAACCTTCCTGCTGATCAATGTATGGCGTGTCCACACCATCCAGCCAGGCCACTTCAATGGTGTCAGTGCCCTGTGCCGCCGCCAGATACCAGGTTTTCGGGTCTGCCGCATCAAGACGCGCTTCTGCAATCACCTCAGCAAAGTTCTGGATAGGGTTAATGACACCGGCGTTTGCATCCGCCCCTTTCACACTGGCCGATTTGATGGTCTGGTTCGCCACCGTCTCCAGTGCCACCGGTACCAGCATAAAGGCCGGACGGATATTCAGGGCGCGATCGCCTTCTTTCTGCAGGCGCATCATCTGACGGGCCGCATCCAGTCCGGAAACGGAGATCCCCCCGGTGGCAATATTTTTGTGATCGGCATGGAACAGCGCCTTACCGTCGGACAGTTTCGGGTTATCCGTCAGCACCTTGTAAACCAGGTCACCAATCGTTGCCTTCGCCGCACGCCCCATCTTCATCGGCACGTCCACCAGCATATTCAGATCATCATTGATAATGGCCTGGCGGGTGATGGAGAAAATCTCCCCGTAGGTGGCCAGAGCAATGGTCTCCTTGCGATCTGAGGTGGTGATGTATTTATACTCCGCCCCCTCACGAACCTGGCGCAGAGAACCAAAACCGCCCATCCCCACGCGATACGCTGTTTTGAAGTCTGACAGGCGTCCCTTACGGGTCCACTTCTGGAAGGTTTCTTCTGATTCCTCCCAGCCCTGGATCAGCCCCTTGTTCGACACATCCAGCAGGATATTGCCAAAATCAGAGGTGCTGTGCGTCAGCGCCAGCCCGACCATCTGCATGGGGTTATAACTGGCCACCCCAATACCGCGCTCCGTCAGTGACATACGAGCCCATTCACGCAGGGTCATCCCGTTATAGGCGTTATCCTTCTCGACATTTTCAAATCCGGCACGGGCCAGCATCGCCTGGCGGATCCCGTCTCCCACAAAATTGCCGTTTCCGGCATAAATATGGGCCGGTGTGTTTTTGTTGGTCGGCGAGCACTCCTTGCCCATTTCATTCAGCAGACGTTCACGGGCCATTTCCAGCGAACAGTCAGGATCAGCCACGCACTGTGCCTGAAGCGTCTGATAGCGACCGCCGAACATGGCAAACAGATCGTTAATGCCTGACATGCGTGCTTTCTGCTCAGCCATAACGCGGGCGCGAATGGTCGCCTCATCAGACACTGCCGGTACCGGTGATGGTTCTGTTACCGCCGGTGCAGGGATTGTCACTGTGGTATCACGCGGGGCACTGTTGCGTGGCGGAGTAATCATGTTTCGGATGGATTCCGGCATCTTTTTAAATTCCTCTGTACGTTTTGACTGAATACATGCCATTGCCTCAACAGCGGGTGTCACCTGGTCAGCAAATCCGTGTGCCAGACATTCGGCACCGGACATCCAGGTTTCATCCGCCAGCATGGCGGCAATTTCATCGGTGGTTTTTCCGGTTTTCTGCGCATAGGCTGGCAACAGTACCGATTCGACTTTATCCAGCAAATCGGCATAACTGCGCATATCCTCAGCATCCCCGCCACTGAATCCCCATGGCTTATGGATCATCATGAAGGCATTTTCCGGCATAATGACCGTATCACCGGCCATCGCAATCACAGATGCCATCGAGGCGGCAACGCCATCCACATACACGGTAATGGTCGCCCCCTGATTTTTCAGGGCATTAAAAATGGCGATGCCTTCAAAGACATCGCCACCCGGTGAATTGATATGGAGATTAATGTGGGTGATATCACCCAGTGCATTCAGTTCGCTGACAAACTGCTTCGCGGTAACTCCCCAGAAACCAATCTCGTCATAAATATAAATATCCGCGTCACCCGGCCCCCCAGTCTGCATCCTGAACCAGGATTTATTCTTCATGCTGGCTTTCGGTGTCGCGCTGATACTGTCGTTCAGTTCCGGCACTGTTGCCTCCTTTGTCGTTGACGGGGTCAGTATCAAAGACCAGCCCCAGTCTGCTGTTTTCATCAATTTCAGCCTTGCGGCGACGTTTGACCTCATCCGGATTGCGCCCACCGGCACGCACCCAGTCAGATTCTGTCGCTGCACCACCCCGGATCTGAATTCTCCAGGCTTCAGCTTCCTTAACCGGGTCGATCCACGGCATCACCGGACCGGAATACGTCGCGTTATATAGCGTTTTCATCTCCACATCCGCCGGAATTTTCAGCAGACCTGCCGCAACCACCATATTCAGCCATGTCCGGTACACCGGGCGGGTTACCGCGCCAATAAAACAGTCCTGCAGGATCAGGTAACCATCCGTGGACTCGACCAGCTCCTGCCGCTGGGCGCTGTAGGTGCCGTTATAGTTACGCGCCGCACTGGAAAAACTCAGACGACTGCCTGCTGCCACTGCACGCAACTGGCCGTTGCGGAAAGTTTCAAGATTGGGATTGGGACGGTCAGATTTGACCATGCCGATATCCTCGCCCTTGCGCAAATCGTCATAAATAATACCCGGGGTGATATGGACTTCCCGCTCGGTTTCTTTGATCCCCGGATCTTCATAGTCCTGTCCGTCACCTTTACGGATATACAGTCCCAGCGCCGCAGCAATACGCGCCGCTGTCAGTTCCGCATCTTCATACTCCTTAAGGGCACTGATCCGCATCAGCACCCCCGATAACATGGATGAGCCTCGCGTCTGATGCAGACGACGAGTGAACTTCAGGTGGATCATTTTTCCGGCAGCGATTTCTTTCGTATCACTCTGCCGACCGCTGACCGGATAATTTTTATAAACCAGATATTTTTTCGGTCTTCCCCACTCATCAAGAAAAACCCCCTGATTCAGTCCGGCGGATTCATCTGTGCGCATGGGAACAAAATCCGGCTCCATCGCCTCAAGCCAGAATGGCACTCCCGCCGTCCGTTCCAGACCGTTTCCCGCACCACTGACCATCTGCGCAAACACTTCACCATCCCGCAGCCAGGTCCGCAGCAGTAAACGTTCAAGCACGGGACGGGTATACTGCCCTGTCACATCCGGACTCACGGACCATTCAGCCCACAACCGGCGGATATCCGCAGCCAGCTCAGCCGCCATTTCCCCGTTTTTTCGTAATGGCTGAGGCTCCACAATAATTCCCCTGGCACCAATCACCCGCTCTTCCAGCTTGTCAAACACACCAATCACCAGGTCATGATTGATATCAAGAAAACGGGCCTGCTCCCGCAGGGAAACCGCACCGTATTTACTGAGCTGATCGGCAGAGCGATTTTCCCGCCGGGCTTTATGTGTCCGGGTCGGTTTCACCGCCTCATAGGCCATGATTAACGCCCTTGAACGCAGTCTGGCTGCTTTCCACCCGGGGGAAAACACGCCTATCACATCATCAATAATTGCCATTAAAACCTCGCCAGTTTAAATCCCGGTTTTCCCCGCCTGCGGCTCACCATCGCGGCAAGCCTGCGTTCCCACTCCTGACGTCCGGCGCGGATCTGAGAAAGGCTTTCCAGCGTCAGTTGCTGCCCGTTGAAGGTGACAGACTTCCCCTCCAGTACGGCCATTTCCGCTTCACGGTACCGCTGTATCATTTCTCTGGCTTCTTCTGTGCTCACAACCAGCCTCCTGATGTTATCCATGGATTATCTTCCGCACGCTCCGTCCGCAGTTTTTTCTTCCGGCGACGGCGTTTTTCTGCCCCGGCCGTCAGTTCCGGGGATACCGTTTCACCAGAACGCTCCTGCGGGAAGACGAGCCACGTTTCCCGCTGTGCCCAGTCCGGTGCGGAGGGCCAGCGGATCTTTTCGTAACCATGCAGAACGGCAAGCGCATCCGCATAAACCAGCAGGTCAAACGCCTCGTTAGCGCCCCTGCCCGGTTTTCGCCATTTTCCGTCACTGCCGCGCTCTTCATAGGTCAGCTCATCGTAAAACCACCGCCCCAGCCAGTCGGGAAAGTGGATATAGTTCGGCCCTGGTGTGTCACGCCACAGGGCATTATTTACACGGTCCTTAAACGCATCCGTCTGAACCAGCCACAGCGCGACATCGCCACTGGCTCTGGCACGGCGGGCACTTCTGCCGGTATTATCCGGGAAGGTACGGTTAATCAGCCTGTCACGGCGAAGACCATCCCCCTTGAACAGAAACACCCTGTTGCCCAGTCCGTCACTCCGGCAACGACGCCAGAAACGATAGGCGTTATCTGTCACCCCGGCTTCCCCTCCCGTATCCACCGCCATGGCCATCAGACGCATGCGCACATCCGGATCAGAAGCCAGCGGCCATGTTTTATGGAACACATCCGTCAGCAACAAATCCCAGTCCTCCGGATATGCCGCCGGATCAACCGGCAGACTTTCACCGTTGGGACTGCAGCGCAGTGAATGCCAGATGTTGTAGCGATCAACAATCCAGCGTTCCCCCTGCTCTCCGTATCCGGTGATCTGCACAACAAAACGGCGATTTTTACCGCCCTGTACGTCAACCGTTGCCTCAATAAAACGCACACCATCCGGCACAGATCGCCGGGGAAACGGCTCGGCACGCTGTTCAAGCAGTTCACTTTTACGCTGTTCCGTGGCTGAACGGGGCAGATAGGGTCGTCCGATATCGGTGTTCACCACCGCTTTCAGGGTCTCTTCACTGCCGGTTCGCTCATACTCTTCTTCTGCCGCCAGCAGCTTAAAAATCAGTTGTTCCCAGGTCTGAAACGCCGCAGCCGGCCCCTCCATCCAAAATGACGCAATCCGGGAATTTCGTGGCGTTCCGGTGATACTGCCGTCCGCCGCCGCCCGTTCACCTTCACGAAGCCAGATCCCCTGGTTATTCAGTTCACGCTTCTGTTCCGGAGCAATCAGGCCGCGGCAGTGCGGACACATCAGGCGGGCCGCCTGCCCGGCAGCCACAAAATCAGGGTTATTCCGGTAACCGGTCATGTTATCCATCACCGGCTGAAAATATTCCCCGCAGTGCGGACACGGCCAGTACCACCGGCGGCGGTCTCCCCGGTTATACAGTGACAGGATCCCCGTTGTTGGCGGTGCCTCATGTGCGCCGCCACAGCGCCATTTGGTGTCAGTGATATCCCGCCCGGGCGAACTTTCGACCAGGGTCATCCCCGAGGACATAAAGGTGGTGGTACGCTTTGAGGCCAGGGTGAAGGCATCCCCTTCACCGTCGACGTTCTCAGGAAAACGGTCATAATCCGTCAGCGCCACACGACGGTAATCCGAAGAGGAAAATACAGTGATCGACGGCCAGCCAATTTTCAGGAATGAGCCGTCAAGAAACATTTTGTCGTGGACGTTGTTGTCATTACGGGAAGGGCTGAGGCGCTTACTGACCTCCGGACTGTGGCGAAACGTCCTGGAAAGACGCGTTCTGGAATGCTCACGCGCCTTTGTCTCGGTCATCTGCACCACCAGCATATCCGCCGGATCACAGATGATGCCGTACACAATCCAGCCATCAATCAGCCCTTCGGTTTTCCCGGTTCGCGCAGGTCCCACAAACACCACCGCGTCATATTCACGGGCTGATAATGTATTAATGGGGTCAATCATATAGGGCGTCAGCGATGACTCCCACGGACCGGAAGTATTGGCTCCCCGTGGTACCCGCATATAACGCCTGATGGCTTCCGCTACTGGTAACCGGCCAGGTGGGCGAAACAGCGAGGCCACTTCGCGCCAGATATCGGATGCGCGGCTATGGCTCTCGTTCACCTGATTCACATATCGGCCTCATCACAACAGTCAATGACTGCCTTTTCCAGTGTGTCGCGGATCTCATCAACCACAATCTGTACTTCATTCAGTTGTGATGCGGTCCACCCCCTGTCCCTCTCCAGCCGGTCAGGCCAGGTTTCCAGTACCTGAACTATCGCTTTCACCACGACAGAAAAGGACCGCCTGACATCACTGACTGACACGAGCAGACCGGTTTCCTGCTCAAATTTCAGTCGGTCACGTTCTGACTGGTACCATGCTTTACGCGCATGAGGATCCATTTCCTCGTTATCTACAGGCAGAGGAGCTTTCATCAGCTCGGCAAGGATATCTGTCAGTCGGTACAGTTTGAGATTGCTCTCATGGCCACCGGCTGGGCTTATGTTTTTTACCCGAGCCGCGACAGTCTGTCGATGAGCACCGGATAATGCAGCCAGTTGGGAAATATTCAGATGCAGATTTTTTAATTCACGATCCATAACTTCCCCTGAAAATTATGTAAATACACGCCAGTGATGAACAAAAAACAATCAGCTTCGACACTAAAAATTTTTATTATGATATATATCAATGATTTACACTGGTGGTGATGGTGCCATAAAAATCAAAAAATGCGCCTTTTTCCGCGCCGCCCGCCCCGTGTTCAGGCCCACCCCACCAGGAGGACCCGCAAAATGATAATGGTTATCATTTGTAATGTAGTCCGGTTTCTTCCACCACCGCACCGGACCAGCGACTATGAGGGGACAACGCCGCGCTCCGTTAACGCGGTAAACCCCGGTGTGTATCGTTTTTGATTATCCCCGCACACTCGCGCAGAGGAGTCTCCCTGTCGGGCTGCGGTCTCTGTTAATGAGGGAATACAGCGACGATACGGCGCATCCGCAAAACTTAGTTCAGGCACTGAGTGCGGATATAGTCCTGTGCCCCTTCCAGCTGCTTCTGCATTGTCATCAACCGTTCTCTGAGGATGAAATAATCCCGTTCAGCGGTGTCTGCCAGTCGGGGGCCGCTTGCATTATCCACGCCGGAGGTGCCGGTGGCTTCACGCACGGTACCGGGGCAGGTGGCGTTGATCCGCAGGCGCTTACGACCAGCGGCAACATCAGCACGCAGAGTTTCATTTTCAGCTCTCGCATCAGCTAATTCCCTTGAGTATTTTGCATCGAGCGCAGCAACATCGCGCTGGCGCACCTGCATATCAGTAATGGTTGCGTTTGCCAGCTCCAGCTCTCTGGCTTTTTTATCGCGCTGCGCTTTGTAGGTGATGGCGTTATCACGGTAATGATTCAGCCCCAGACTAAGCGCACCACAGGCCACCAGCAGGGCAATGATGACCACACACAGAACGCGGTTCATTTCACCACCAGCGTATCTGACCGATGAAATAACCGGAGACCATAATCACAAACACCAGCCAGATAAGAATGAACTTCCAGGTAGATAATTTTTCAGCCATCACTCAAATCTCCCGAATCAGTTTGCTAAAATCAAACACACTTTCTCCTTTGACTTTTCCGGAGTCAGGAAACACAAAACCCCACCTGCTGCTAACAAACGGGGTTTTTACTTTTATTCACTTAGGTTTTGCCAGTTCGCAGGATTTCGTGTTATCCGTCCGCGTTGGCCAACGTCATTTTTCAGCAAAATATTCTGCTTATCTGTCGATACCCCAGCACGCCAGCGCGCTCTCCTGGTCACGACGGGATACCTGACCATAGCAATTATTTGAGCGGATACGGCAGTCTCTGCCACCGTCCTTAATCCACCAGCGAATCGCTTCACACGCTCCCCTGCGATCGCCTGCATTAATTCGTTTATAAAACGTCGACGGGAAACACTTACCGGGGCCAATGTTATACGGGCAGAATGACGCGATCCCCGCTTTCTGGGGTTCAGTCAGTGGCACCCGGATGTTTTTCTCCACCCATGCCAGCGCCTTATCACGCTCAATGGCGTTAACCTGGTCGCATTTTTTCTTCGACAACTTCATGCCCGGGACGACAGGTTTGCCATCCACCCTGGTGGCACCACGACAAATGGTCCAGATCCCCGCACCATCACGGTATGCCGTGGTGTGGTTACCTTCTTTTTCATCCAGAAACTGGTCGAGAATATCAGGCGCAGGCGCCCCTGCGGCAATCAGCGCCAGAACGGCAGCCGACAGGCCGTATTTGATTTTGGTGTTCATGGATATTTATCAGGATTTATCGGTTCCGAATCCCTGGATATGTTAAGCCTTCACCCCACCAGTGGTGGGCACTGGCGGGTTCTTAATTTCCCCGGATGATCGTGGATTACATTCCACCAGGAGATTACTTATGCTTATCTATCCAGCGGCAGACCTCCGTTTACAGGGACGCAGAGCACAACCATGGGATAAAACAACCACTCATAAATATCGTCCCGGTCAATATTATGACTTTCGTAAACACCCGGAACTGATCGAGACACACCTTGAGGATTTTGTTGAATATTCAGACAGACAAGCGATTCAGACCTTTTTTTCTTTTGTTAAGTGGATCAACAGCAATTCATCTGCATTCGAGAGCACGGACTGCATGTTTTCAGGAACACCAAAGGTTGATGAATACGCCCCGGTATTTGGTTGCACCCATGCGTCATCTGGCCGCTTCGAATTTTTGTTTCGCGATACGAAAATAAACCAAAATGAGCGAGCTGTCGGATGGGTACTTAACAAACTATCGCTCTACCTTCAGAAAGAACGGCCCGATTTTTGTAAAGGAACCTTTGGCATCGTTCCCCTCATGACGGAATATACCGACTCCGGCGGTAACGAGTTCACCGGTTATCGTATTTGTGTCTATTTCGATGCTTACGGGAATGGAACAGAGGATACCTGGACTTCTCTCAACATCATGTTTGATGGCCTCATGAAAGCCACCAAAAGAATGAGCAATGAAACAATCACTGGCGAGATGCGTCCCCTTTAAAAAATTATCCAGAATCTCACTATTTGCAGAGCGCTCTCTGTTTTTTTGAATACGGAAACACTCTGCGAGATTTCTGCTCATCACTTTCCGGCAATAATCGTAAAACGCCGCGAACTGCTCATCACGGCGTTTTTTTTCACCTTCGGAAGGGATCTGCACCGACAGTTTTTTATTCAGTTCAACGACGCTGTTCTCCAGTTTTTCAATGCGTGATTCGATATCATCTTTTTCTGACTGTATCGTGTTATATGCATTGTTAATTTGTATGGTATACCGCTCTTCTGAACAGAGGCGCTTTTCCGGCAACGGTTCGTTCCCTTCACATAACCCGGCAGCAATATCCATGAAAAACTGCTTCGCCTTCTTTTTCGCCTCAGCTTCGTAAAACTCCAGCGGGGCACCTTCAACACGATCAAGATCAATCACCACATTTGGCAACAACAGTGACGTATACCCACCAGTTTCCAGCGCCACAGTAACAGTAATCTTATCCGGGTAAATATTTATCCCTTTAACAACCAGTTCGTATTGTTTATTCATCGTCTACTCTCCCCGCGCCGCCTTACGACGGTCTTCTTTAATCTTGAAATACAGGTTCGTCAGATATGTCAGCAGCCCAAACAGCAGACTCCCCAGCACGCCTATTGCCGCCCACTGAGACGGGGAAACCCTGTCCAGCAACTGCAGGAACCAGTAGCCCGTTCCCACCGCTGACGTGGTGTATGACACACCTGTTGTGATTTTTTCCATCTGGTACATACCCCGTCTCCCGCAATCCGGAAGCTCACAACAATAAAAAAGACCACCGGCACACACCGATGGTCCCTGACGAATGCTTACATCATCATGTCGCTGTCAGGTGTGGGGTCACCGCTATCTGAAGCACTCCCCTCACCCGCGATGCCTTCCGGCTCCGGAGCTGCCGGTGCGCCCAGCAGTTCATCCAGAATGGCATCCACTTCTGCATCAAGACGCGCTTCCAGGTTATGGCGAAGTTTCTGTTTCAGTGCGCTCCGGACTTCTTCAGAGCGCAGGACTTCCTTCACTGCTTCAGCAGTGACCAGGGATGTAATTTCTGACATGGGATTTTCTCGTCGAAAGATGTGATTAAGAAAGTTGCCGCTAAATGAGCGGCTCTTCGGGTTTGCTTCCGGCTGACTGACTGGCGCTGATTTTCTCAGCGGCCCTTTTGTCAATCTGTCTGCGCCAGAAGTCACGCATGGCCCGGTATCCGCCCGAAAGGAGATACAGCACACAGACCACCGTACAGAAGTACAGCATTAACTGGTTCAGAAATGTCATGGTTTCTCACCGTGATAGTTGACAATAAGAACTGTTTTCATTTAAAAAAACAGAGTACGAAAGTATCGTTCCTTTATTTTTTCTCCATAGGTATTACCACCGCCAGTCCATTCCGGTAACTGGCGGCTTTTTTTATCATGCCGCGGCGTCCGCGTTATTCACTACCACCGCAATGCTGTCTATCAGTACCGGGTAAGTCGCACTTTTGGTAATATCTGTCACATGCAACTTATCCGCCGAAAATGCACTGACCGGTGACTGCGTCAGCGTGAACGGTGTGCCATCCTGACCATCAATAACCGGCGTCACCTGAAGGCTGTTATTCCCGGCAAAGCGGAAAGCCAGCGTATGCCATTCGTTATCAAATGCGCCAAAGCTTCCCAGTTTCAGGTTATTTGTCGCCACCTTCGCATTGTGGTACATCACATTCAGGTCTTTTGCATCTGTCTGGATGTAAAACGCTGCCAGCAGATTATTCCCTGCATCCCCTGTCAGGGTGACACCCTGCGGCAGAGAGGAAACCGGCCAGTAAAGTGCAATGACATACTGATTTGCTACCAGTTCACCGGATGCCTTAAAGCGGCAGCTGATTAAACCGCCATTTTTCAGCAGTTCAGCGCCAGTACCGGCATCATGCTCCAGATACCATGACCCCACTCCTGTCTCCTTGCTCAGCTTCATCGCGGTACCACCTGTTGCACCTTCATCGGCAACAATTTCCGCTTTACCTCCGCCAGCACTCCAGCCCTGTTCGGTCAGCCTCCCTTCAGACTCACTGGCACGGTAAGACAGCAGTGTTGTTGTGCTTACCGCTTCATTTTCTGACGGTGATGGCGTCGGTGCGCCAGTTTCAGAAGATGGAGCATCGACTTTTACTGTGGTTCGTCCCGCATGAATCAGAATCGCCGTTGCCAGACGGTCGGAAATAATCCCCCGGCGTGCCCAGGTGCTGAAATGGCTCGCCCTGTCCTGTGACGTCCAGGTGGCTGAGCTGTCACGCCATTTCGAACCGTAATACCCGATACCCGGAATGTCCGGGTCTTCTTCCGGTTTGTTCGTCGGCACATTCACCCCGTTCTCATCCGTCATGAACGGTACGAAATGGATATTCTTTTCCGTTTTGTTTTTATAGCTGCCGTACACCGTCTGGTACGTGGATTCGTTCTTCTGCTTCCAGAAATACGTCGTGTCCCCGCATATCCAGGGAACACCGCCAGCAGAGCCACCAACGCACTGACCTGCCATATCCGTCAGGTCTGCACGGAATTTATCAACCAGCGCACCAAACTGTGCTGCGTGATTTCCGGGCGTGCCGTCAAAATCAAATTCCCCCTGCATCCACACCACGGTAAACAGCACATTTTTCGGGTTCTTCTTCAGTGCTGCTTTTGTTCGACCGATAAGGTCCTTATACAGCGGCTTGTCCACACCCCAGCGCGCTGAATTCTCCGAGGCACCGCCAGCGTCACTGTATGTGCCATCAGCTCCGGTGGTGAACGCTGAACCACCACGACAGCACGGAACCAGCAGAATACCCGCATTCGCCGGTATAAACGGCAGCAGTTTTTTGGCGATATGCAGCCCCTGCCCCACGGTTCCGTACTGCCCCTTTGACAGGTCCGCTTTCGGATGGTTAAGACGGCT